GTGAATAATAATAAGCACCACTGGTACTTCCAGTGGGAAGTCCAGGACCTAGAATATGATTAGGACGACCATACGTGTCATAGCCATAACTGGTAGTGTAATAAGTATTATTCGGATCACTGATCTGTATTCCAGTAAAACGAGAAGGAGCAGAATCCTCATAAATACTAGTAATTGTAAAATTTGGGAACATAGATGAGGAATTAAAAGACTGAGAAGTTAGTTTATATGCTCCTGTTTCAATAACACTAAAACTAATTGATCTGATACCAGTAGCATCGGAAATTTGCTGGATTTGTCCGGCTCTGCCATATGAGAATTCAACACTAGGAGTATTGTCGTCGTAGTCTACGCCAATTAAATTATTAGGAATATTTGGGTCATATTCATAAGTTTTTACAACTCCCCGGTTCCAAGTTCGAGTGTTTTTACGACCATCGGCAGTATATGTATAAGTTACCTCAGAACTATCGCTATAAATTTTTCTGTTTAACAAGCCAGTTGCATCGTGATAATCCCATGTCGTAGTATCTTCTATTTCGCCATCTCTGGTGGTAATTATCGATATCTCTTGTCCAAATTCATTGAATTCAGTTGTAGTTTCGTAAGGCACATCTCCCCAGACCTGAGATTTTCTTCCAGCAGCATCATAGCTAAAATAAGTTTTTTTACCAGATTGGTTTTCAACAGATTCTATTAGACCGGAATAAGCCCCTCCCTCAGTCTCTCCGGGATCATAATATGTGTAACTGGTAGGCATATTACTGTCATCATCAATGCAAATAGTACGACCCAAATCATCACGAACTATAGTAGTTGTTATGCCTCGTTCCGTTGTTTTTGTGAAAATACGACCAAAACTGTCATACGTGTAAGATACGTTTTCACCTGTTTTATCTGTTTCTGACATTAACAAATTCCCGTGAAAAACTGATACATCACTGATAGAGCTGTCTGGATAATTGGTTGTTCTCGTGGTTAATGCCTGAGAAGAGTTAACCGATACAATTGATATTGTTTCCGCGCCATCGCTACCAGCATATCGTTCCTCATAAAACGCCCCACTAGGGAATCCAGTAAGGCGAATGTAAGATTTGGATGATGTAATTCCAGTATCATTATTATCTATTGGATAAGTGATAATTTCTTTAGATTTCCACCAATTATTCGATCCGTCTTTATAAAATTCAATTTTTCGGTCAGTTATTCGATCTAATCCAGATAAATTAAGAGCATTATTTGGATCGACGGGAAACCCACGTCGATCCAAATTGCCCAATTCATCATATTCATACTTGATTATTGGGTAACCGTCTGAATCCACTGTATTTAGTTGTCCTGCCGAGTTATAGTTATACGCAGAATTGACAGATACTGTTCCACTGCTCGCCCAACCTGGTTTTTGTATATTAGAAATTAATCCTTGCATATTATAAGTTGTTTCAACATAGCGGGATGCGTTGGAATTGATGCTCCCTATGGTCTTTTTGGCAACAACATGACCGTTGGCGTCTGAAGAGTAAAAATAACCAGAATCCACAGGAACGGCACCGCTAATTGATTTAACATTGCCATCTCGGTAATATTCAACGATATTATCCCTGACTCCACTCGTGCCAGATGTTGCATCGGCGTCATAATCAGAATAAGTTATTACCTTTTGCCCACTTCCAGAAACCATACTGTAATCGTAGATAGTTTTCATGGAATTATCATTACCAACGTTGTTGGTTATTGAAATCATTCTGTTATTTTTGTCGAATTTTTGCAGAGTTTCCGCTTCCAAACTACCTGAATAAACGGTAATGGTCGTCTGTAGTGCTGTATCGTAATTATAGTTGGTTGTCACATCGTTTTGAGTATAGGATCCACTTGTTGGAACATGTCGAACAATATTTGATGGGCGGCCCAACAAGTCTGTTTCGGTTGTAGTTTGAATGCCGGATGAGTCTGTTAGACGAGAGCTACAACAGCTTAAATATTCCACACTAGTATGCTCACCGTTATTTTTGTAGGTATCAGTTAATTTGCCCTCTTCGTTATAAACATAGTTAGTCCAATCTATCACACAAGATGTAGCTGGCATATTGGGATCAGTGGTCACATATGCCGATGTGACTTCGCAGACTATATTACCGATTGAGTCCATTATGGCAATGTCCGCCGTTGATTTATACGGCATTACCGCTAGGGTCGATCCGTTTGTGTATCCATGAATAGTGTATTTATATCGATACCCCTGTCCATCATTTGAATTTAAGCTCCATGTTGGCAAAGTTGTTGCTGGGTTGGCCGACGGAGTAAACGTCATTGAGTCGTCATATGTAAATGAGTCCATTTTACCAGTTGCATATTGAATTGAAGATAATCTATCAAAATTATTATCATCAAATTTTCGAATTGTTTCAATTCCATATCCACTACTCGGAGCAATACGACTCATCTCTGTTGAATCAATACTATTTGGATCATTGTAATCATAATCCAAGTACTCGACTATATTCCCACCCAATCGGCGAATAGTCGCCGCAAGTTGATAATTGTCTAATTCAAATCGCAGCTCAGTTGATTGGACGTTTGGGTCATCAATTTGAGGACAAGATTCAGGGTATGAGGCATCTCCCCACCCAGAAATTTCTCTGATATAGAAATAAGACTGGTCTTTGGTTTGTTGATACCACATCCATGAGCCATCTGGATTTTTTTCACTAGTGAGTGTAATACCGCCGCCGGATAAATCGTAAGTCCAAGACGATGTTAAATTTAACCCATTCGGATCAATAGATGTTTGGGATGGATATAAAAATTCTTCCTCGGTGCTCTGTCCACTTACCCAATGTTTCCAGACTTTTTTATTACACTTAGTGACTTCTTTGTAAATTTCAGTATTGTCAGAATGATTCACTGTATAAGTACAAACCGGAATATTAGAATCATTTGGGTCTACCGACCAAACTATTGATTCTGTTTTCAAATATCCACTTTGAGCTTCTGGATCTATATAATGAACAGTCCAGTTTTTATCATCCCCAATATACTCATACTTAACTCGGGGAGTTTGGCTCCCTTCATAATATTCAGATACCAATATTTTACTTACTGTGTTTGGATCTGGATTTTCAATAATCCATTCTCTAAACGTATTTTTCCCAGATTGATTATAAAAACCGCCGCTTTTAACACCAATATTATTTTTATCAAATAATGAGATAGAATAACTATAATCGTCAATTTCATTAATTTCTGCTAATATTTGTGGTGTGCAAATTTGGTAGAGTGGAGTATTGACATCGTTGGGATCTTCGTGTATAACATCGATATCGGAAACGTCATTAGTGTCAAAAATATAAGAAAGACCATCGGGCATGGTCATTTGAATAGTTGGAACTGAAGTTTCTATGGTCAATGCACCCGCCGAATCGCCCTCGGCATGGTTACCGAGACCAAATTGTATAGATAGGTCATTTAGACCTAATAAATTTTTAACCGTATGTTTATCACAGTATGGACATTTATCCTGCATTGGCTGCACAAAAAACGATAGACTGATAGTGGCCTCATCATCTGGACATGAATATTCTCCAACTCCGTCATCTAAAGTCACTTCCATCGTGTGAAGACCCGGTTCATTAGCGACAAAGCTAGAAAGCAACTCAACGCCACCAGTAACATAGGTTCCGCATGGTTTACATATCCAAATTTTTGTTATTTCTAACGCATCTTCCCGATATTCATTGTTCCACCCATTCCCACTTAAATAATCAATATCGTGAAAATTATCAAGACTTATAGGCAGGTGTTGTCCAACAAAGATGCTGTTGATTCCTTTGGCTAATTCAACGGGCGTTGTATATTGATAATTGGGGCTGTATCCCTCACATATTATTGGCGGACCAGCAAAAACAAACTTACTCATTAACACACAAAATGCTACTAGTACCAAACTTTTGATTGAATTCATTCCATTTCTCCTTGAGAGGAATTAACTAGTTTTGACATGATTTCACCCCTTTGATTCGATTTTCTACATTATTATACCATCGGACAAAACAGGAATCAAGACTTTTCTACGAATTCACGAGATGCAGAGTCAGGACGATTGGCCCACTCCTGCCACATTTGGGGGTCTTTCAAATAAAGCCAATGGCTAAATTGTTTCGTCATCACTAATCCATCGTCCAACATTACATATATCACAGTTTGACCTATATTCTTTGTGGATAGAACAAATAGAATACCACTTACCTTTCCAGACTGGTGGATCAGGTCGAATGTTAGCGCCATTGGATTGCGGCAGCGGAGTATAGACAAACATTTTCTCTCTCCAAAGATCCTTGTCCATTTGCCAGCCATAATCAAGAACTTTTATGTCGGGCATGGATCGTATAACAGATTCTATGTCATCAAGCGATGTATCTTTATTTAGACTTGTGTCCTTTTCCTCTACTGCCGATGCATGCATGGCATAAAATATGTGAGTTAACACTTCGGTATATTTTGCACCGCCCGAATTATCCTGAATAAAATTTCGAACTAATTGTTGAATACGTTCAGTTTTGGTCATTTCTCTTCCTATGTTCTGCCCTAAAGGGTCTGGCATTGTGTACTCAGATTTTTTCTTTGCTCATTAGTCGGGGTTATGTGATACACTTCAATCACTACTAATTACTTCACTCCGGGCAAATTGGTTATTCCATTCGCGCTCGGTTTCAATATTACGAAGAAATTGCCATAAATCAGTTTTAACTACCTGAGTTTCCGGATTTAGTTTACTCATATTTCCATTATGAGTTACACCATAAACGTAATTCGTATCAAGTCCCAAAAATTTGGTCGAAGAATCAGACAGCTTAAGATGAACATACTCCCCCGTTCGTTTACGGAAAAATTCTCCTTGACCAATATTCTTTGCTGGAACAGTTTGTGTGTTTTTATTGTTCAATTTTGATCTCCAAAAAATTTCTGGAACGATATACCAAACACCGGCCAATAATCCACGGAATAGTTTAGTTCCCAAACAAATACAACCACAATTTTAACATATCTTGTAAAAGTTGCCACAATCCATTTACAATTTCGCACGATATTGTAACACAGAGAAATATCCATACAAAATTAGGAACAGTAATTGTTTTAGAGCTATATTTTAATATCCACATTACATTAATCCTGAATTATATTCGTTCCACATCTCTTGCCAATATGCCGTGTATTCGTCGATACATCTTTTGCACAAAAACCCAACATAATTTGGGTCAGGAGTGCCAGGTTCGTGGTAATACATGGTCATTGAAGGGCAATAATACAGTATGTGCCAGGGCCATAAAGATTTACGAGCTACACACCCCGAACATTTACCGGGCCTTGGCATCTCACCCCGAATCCACATACCATAGAGTTTGTTGAGAGTTCTCACTCAAGAATTATACTTCGAAACGACGAGATTGTCAAGATAATTTTGATGATCCATATACAACTCGGCACCACCAATTCGTATATGCCTGTTTTAGACTGTCCGGTATCCGATCCCAAATCTCTTTAAGGGATATAAAATCAGCCGCAGCCTGTTCCTTGTCTGGATTTGAGCTTGTGTCTGGATGTAGTTTTAGAGCAAGTTGACGAAATGTGCTTTTAGGACTGGCTTTAGCTTGTTCCGGACTAATTCCATATATTGTCGCAAATGTGATAAATTCATTCAAATCTGCGGTTCTTGCATACTCATTTTTGGCGGGCGATCCTCCTGAACCTTGTCCCCAATTACCAGAATAAAACTGATCCCATTGATCCCATGCTGTCCGAGCGTTTCTGACATCGAATAAGGATTGTAAAAGATGTCTGCCAACGGATTCAAGATAATCATCTAAATCTTTAAAATCTATATCCTCTCCGAACCTTTTGAGCACATCTTTTAAATGTCTGACTGCGTCCATTAACATAATGGGCATAAATCCTATATTGCCAGATTTTAAACGATGCATATAATATGCTACCACTGCATAAAAGAAATTAGGATTATTTGCATGTTTGCCATATCTATAAATATCGTCAACTATTTTCTTTGCATCAATTACCATTTTAATTGATTCTTGAGGGACCATACCAGGACCAGCTTGGGCCTGTCTCTTTGAAGGTCTTATATAACCGTTTTGTAGCAGTTTATTTCGGAAGAACATCACATCCATACTTTTTGATCTAATTATTGGAAGTATTTCTTTCATGGATTCTTGTGCTACATTCTGCTCCTCTTCGAGGTATGGAAAACTCTTTAAATATTTTAGCAGGGTTTCATTAGCTCTCTTTTGGTTTTCTGGCTGTGCAATTGCTTGATCTAGCCACTGATTAAATTGTTCTATATTTTGAACCTCAAAAGGCATATCTAAATAAAACAATGTCTCTGGACGAGGAGCCATCGGATGGGATAATGCCGTTTCACCATACCAGGTTTCACCATCATGAGAAGCATGAAAAGAAACAGGGAATGTTCCACCATATGTGGGATCATCTAGCTGAACGGACTTCATTATCTTAGATTGCTTTTTTCCATATGCCTGATGATCCTGTAGAAATTGAGTAAATTCTGGGTCTCGACCCTGTCTTTGCAGGGCGACACGCAGATGAGAATATCCTTTTGTTTGTGGATTAGTATATATCTCTTTAATTTTAGTCTCAATCCAAGGTATTACTTCTGCAGATTCGTTAATGGCACTCCATTTTCTTTCCTGAGTTTCCTTATTGATGGGAATTGTAAATTTGCCAAGAGATACCCCTGTTTCTTTAATAGAGACATCCACATAATAACGAGGAAAGCCCTTCCACCCCATAGCAACCGAGCCACCATATTGACTTTTACCCGGTTTCGGACTGCGGCTTAAAACGGCATGCGTAGTGATAGGCTTACCCTCAAATTCTATTGTTATATCTTGCTCGTAAATCTTCTTAACAGGAAACCCAGCTTTCTCTGATAACCTTTTCTTTTCATCCCATTTATTCTCAAAATCCCAAGATTTATCAGTAAGATTATCTGGGGTTGTGGGTGGTGCAGAAGATGGCATAGACGGAACAGTTGGTGTATCCGCAGAACTGGTTGCCGCAGGCGCAGGCGCAGGCGCGGTTGACTCTATTTGTTCTGAATAATCTGATACATCAACTCCTTTATTGGCTAATTGTGTCGCGATATTCAAATTCATGCGCTCTGCATACATCCACCACATACGTTTTTCTTTCCAATACTGAAATCCTAGTCCAGCATGTCCCAATGGTGTGGTTTTATGCAAATTATATGTATCACCAACTAAATAATAAATAGTGCGATTAGACTGAGTATGAATGCTCTTTTTGAGTTGAACACTAGCTAATTGACTTAGTTTATTTAACCACGACATAATTATTTATCCTATATTGGGTGAATATGACATGTCCAGGATCGGAATAAAGATAATCGGATGCTAATTTGTATAACCATCCACGATATTTGGACATTGGAAATAGATACATTTGTCGAGGATCGGGGCGCGAAATAGCTTTCTTAATAATTAATATTATTTGCATACGCTGTTGAGGCATCATAAATTCAACAAATCCTCCCGTAGTCTGAAAATCATCCAGGCGAAGGGGAAGTCCTTGATATAACTTACGATAAATTGTTCCATCCATCGAAGCTGAGTTTGTTTCATCTTCATATCGTCCCATTGATTCGCCCAATCTCGATAAAAGGGATTCTAATTCTTCAATCAAATCTTCATCGCTCGTCTGTCTCATTTGTTCTTCAATTTGTTGAGCAAATTCACGAACCTGTGCGGGTATTACGCTTACTTCATCTGGCAATCCTATTGGATTACCATTAGGATATCTTGGATAATTATAACGGAAAGCATCTAGTATACTACTATGGATATAAACCTTTTCTATGTTTTCAATCGGAACTGGAGCCGAATATTGCAGTTGCATTTCTGGGATTTCATCAGTGACGCCAAACACTCCTCGATTATCTAAAATTAATGATCCATAATATCCAGCAGGTATTGACTGTTTTATTTCGTTTATAGGAACATTGGTTAATTGATTTAAGTAAATCCACAAAGAAGGTGCATCTACATTATCGTAACCCATACCCATTTGGCTTCCTATAAATCTTTCAATATCCGACTCCTGAATATTATAGTTTTTTACTAGTCGATATATCTCGAATGTCGCCTGCTGAATGTTGTCATATGATGTCCCCGTACCTTCTGAACTATCAGCATCATTAGTGTCAATTGCCGATCGACTCGAATCTAATAGGCATTGAAAAATAATATTAGGATATTTTTCTTGGGTAAAGTGACCGTAAAATACAGCTCGATTTATATCCGTCGCAAAAAATTCATTCGCAGCAAATCCATTATTCAAAACATCTAATGCTCGTTTCAAATCTACTGCACGAAATGCCGAAAATTCCCTTCCAAGAAAACCATATTGTGGACGAGCTATTTTTTTATGTAAAAATGAAGAAGCTTTTTTGATATTATTAGCATCAAAAACTACTAAAACTTTACCCGACACACCGCTGTCGTTTTCTTCTGTAAGAATAGCACTATCATATCCTTGGTTTTTAAGCCATTGAACGAACCGAGCGCCAACTTCATTGTCGAATAGTTGCCAATCATGCAAAGTGTTCTTGGCCAGCAACCATAAATCTCGCTCTGTCCAGGGATCAAGAGAATCCACAAAATCCAGCCTTAGATTCCTTGTTAGGTTGGCAGTATTTTTAACATCAGCTTTCAAATTCATAACATTCGAGCCATAGTCTTTGGCAAGTTCTGGATTGTCGGTGAGAAAAATACCATTACGAGTTACTGAAATAGGCCCAAGAATAGTTGAATTGATAGATTCAGACTGGTTACGAAAATCAGAAGGATCAAAAATAGAATCGGTACCATGATACCAATTAGAGGATATTTTAGATAGCCAGGACATGTATTGAATATACGAGATTTGGGATTAATTGTCCTGCTCAGGCAAAGAATTGGGGATTCATGCCTTATACACGCAGCCCCACCACGTAGGCAAACGGATACAGCCCGCTATCGAATTATACATTACCTTGTCTCATTAGATGAAGAAACGCAACTCACCATATTATCATGGATAAACATACCAACATCCTCCCAGATTGCGAGTCCACTTCGTAAGGTTTTAGGTTCAGGTGATATAAGTAGAGTTGGCTGAATTCTTTGAATGAAATTAGCACCATCGGACACCGCCAGAAAATAAGCTTCAGTTGATTCCATATTCGGAATTGTTCTAATGTCTGCACCACAGAAATGTCCAATTACACTATTATCTTGCGTAAGACTTCCAAAATTCCAATTGCCATTTTTTTGGTTTGCCTCTCTGCTAAGAGATATGAAGAGAGCAGGAGAAAGTAAAAGGTGATCAGGTTTCTTGCCAATATTTATGAGAGCATCATACCCCGAGAAAAGAGTATCCAGAGTAATTGAAGGCACTTTTATGGTATTATTTTTTGATGCATGATATATTAGCCAATAAAAATTAGCAGTTTCCTCTTTAGCAATCAAAGATGCTGCTGTGTTTGTGGATTTTGCCAATGCGGTTATATTTCGGGATAATATCTCCTCGATCTTAATTTGAGGACAGCACGCAATCTGGAATGTAGGTGGAACAAATTGGTGTCCTTCTTGAATTTCGTCAGGCACTCCTCCGCGACGAGATATCACGAACAATATACTAGAGAGTTCTCGATCATGAACTTTAACCTCGCCTTCGTTTCTAACTAGTACCGATCTGGGAATTGACATTTTCTCAAGTATTGGCATAATAATACGTTGCATTGAGCAAGATAGTCGCGAGTTAAAATTTAGCCCAAATAATTCAAGCCATTCATTCACATCCAAGTTTTTGAGCCATTCGAGATCAGAAATTCTATCCGATGAAAATGGCATATCATCGGTCGTTTCGACCGAAATACTACGCACTGTTTCTTGATTGTGTGTCGGTTCAATGCCTGCAACATAATTTGCAACAGCATCTCGGATTAAGTCTACATAGCTTACGTCCTTGTTGCCCCCATAAGAAACACGACGAGCTTCTTGTTTCAAACAGCTAATAACATCATCATTTAATCGGATACTTAAAGGAGTCAGTTCTTTGGATGGCATGTGGCAATCTCCATTACAAAATTTCATGTATACTGTGTATTATACATTACATCGGGAGATTTAACCAGAATTTTAGAAATTTTTAGGTAGGACGTTAACTCAAGTTCTGTATTTCTATATTTTCTGCACGTAACATCCCGATGAAAGACATTACATCTGACCATGACTTGAAATTACCCACGTATCCAGAACCTGGAGCATAAGGATTTATACAACAGAATGGGAAAGGATACCTTTACAATATTTCCCCACGGAGTGAAAATACACCAGATTTGCTAGAAATATCTAGATTCACTAATTTCATGTTATGTTGAATATCACCATTTGGAGTATGAACTATTATTTCTACATCATATCCTGCGGGTCCAATATTAGACACGCAATTAGCAAAAGCTTCAGACGTACCACTCAATGCGCCACAATATATACATTGGTGATGGCAAACACAATTTCTATTACCTTCCCAGTTGTGTCCAAATTTATCAATCATTGTTTACTCCAAAATTTGCGAAAATTCAGAATTGATCGATACTTTAGGTATATCTACAAGTTCAAGACTCGACATATCTTCGAAAGATTTTCTCTGGTTAGAAGGTAGTTGAATACGAAAATCAGCCATGCTGTATGAATTCTGATGTCGAGTTAGTGATTTAATGGTGTTTAGACCGATTACAGAAGTATCAGTTATAGCCCCACTATGCATAACCAAAGCGTAGAGGAGGTTATATAGGTTTTCTTTGGAAAGACGACAAGTTAAATCATAATATTCATATTTATTAGTCATAATGAGATCCATCTTGACAATTGTGGTCAACAACAGAACCGCCGCCAAGTGACAAAAATTGCAGCAATGTCTTATAACACCAATAAAGGTACCAATTCCTAAATCTGCAGTACAGATTGGGAGCCCATCCATATCCACCGCCACACTGTCCGCACCGGCAAGTATTTAGGCGAAAGTTACCCCCCGAACAACCATACAAACCAACTGTCTGGCCACGGACCACCTACTGATCTATTCAACATAATCTACTCCTGCATTGATGAATGTTCATCGTGCTTTATCTCACTACGCACTTCCATCCACAATTTACCCAACATATTTAATCCGTCTCTACCCGGACCCCACCCCCAAAAATTGTCTCGCCATGAGTTCTCTATGATCTCACGGTCACCTGTCTCCAGTAGTTTTTTACGGACATATTCATGTTGTTGGACTTTGGCACGAAGAATGTCTCGCATGACATCTACTTTAATGTCATTCCAATCTGGTCGCACTAAATTAGACCAATATTGTGCCCACTTGAGAGCATCGTGGGCAGATCTCGATTCGAGAATATATGATTGACAATTTGGATTGTTAGAAAACTTCTCCCAGTGATAAGCATGCTCAGATGTGGGAAAATCGTGTCCTTTCCAGAATAACCTGAAAGACGAGAAATTGGACAAGACATAGAATTCTTGTTCATAAAAGAAGACTTGCGTGTCGTTATCTAAACCGTGATTTAGCATGGTGTATTATACAGTGGTAACTCACAAAAATCAATGTTCATATTCCAGGTGATACTCTCTCATCTATTTTCGAAAAAGTGATTTTTATACAATACATTAAACATTTCTGTCATGATTTATTCTTGATGCTATCGATAAACGATCTAGAGAATTGCAATGGAATATAATCCTCACCATTATCCCATTTACCCACAGCTCGCATTGGATGCTTTTGCAAAAGATGAACTACTATATTTTCAATAGTTGATTTCATACGCTTATGAAAATGCTGCAAGTCATCTAACTTGCCGTTATCTCTGAGGGATTGATAATCAGACAAAAGTATATCAAGACAAACATTCAGAGTGTTATGATTGTTCCACATATTTTCAATATCTTCCTTAGTGAAATGCTCAGTGCCTATGCATATACCACTATCGGTTTCAATAGACTGTGAAAGAGCATTACTGGGCGTACTAAGTAATACTGTTCCAGCGGCAGCTCCAGCGGTTTTAAAAAAATTACGGCGATTCATAATACTCTCCTTTGATTTTACTTTTTCTAATCATATGCTGATTTTTCCCAGTTTTCAATAATTGATGCATATTTTTTAGAAATTTTCCTATATTCCGTTTTCCCAATAATTTCAATTTCTTCTTCGGGATATTGTTCTGCAAATAAAAGCATTTTTAATCTATCTCGATCGCATCTTTTACAATCACACTCCCAATCACTGGCAGCATCAGCGTGTCCTTTAATTTCTATCCACTTATTATTTACTAAAAAATCCGGAGTATAAACTGCTATTATATCACCATCAATTCCCATTAAAGAGAATCTTCCAGTTTCATATTCCCATTCTGTGTTTTCATAATTTAATATACGAGCATAATTGGCTTCCCATGTACTCCTGAAATACATTCCTAAGTCAGCTCTTTTATTGCCCTTGCTCTGGGGTATTTGCATGCCATCTGCATATTTCTGTTTTAATGTCTGACTGATCTGATATCTTATTTCAGGAGTCATATGCTCTTTATTCCATATCCTGATTTTATCAGAAACAGATCGAAGCCTTTCGTCGTCTTCTTTGGTGATTCCACTATTCCAGGGAGTTCGTCCTAATCCGGCAATGCCAATTTTAACACGAGTTTCATCGCTAACCAAATGACCCATTAATTTTTTAGATAATTTTTTCCGACTTTCTTCGCACAGTGGAATTCCAGTTCTTCCTTGAAATTTATTTTCCGACCAGCTCTTTTTTACACCAGTAGCTATTTTATCAGCCCAGGTTATTTCTCGCCCAATTAGAGAATTTTTTCTACGCTCAAGAGATGCTTTGCTACAAGTTGGAGCATCTGGGAATTGTGTTTTGTATTGATCGAAAGTTAAACCATGAAGTTTCAGATGTTTTGGATGAATTAAATCAAATGCTCTCCCACATACTTGACATGTCACCGAATCATTATCGTTTATCATAATACATTATACAACATCAACTTGAAAAAGATACCGGAATATGGTATTTTTTCAAAATATTTATAAATTCATTATTCACAATAACTTAATTAGTGCTAAACAAGTATCTGAACCACCTTGAGTTATGGCATTTAATGTTATTTACAAACAAATTCTCGGTTGATGGAACTTCAATATCGAAAGTTAGAGTTTCACCAACTGGTGTTATTGATGCCACTTTACTGTTTCTTATATTTTCAAATGATGTTATAGTTAATAAATCTCCAACTTTTACATCGGATGCCGCAACTGGCTTGTTGTCAATAAACATTATATGCTCATCAGATGCTTCCACAAAATTACCAAATTCATCCTCGATTCGTAATAATGGTTTTGCCCCAGTTTCCCAAATACGAGAAACCGGTTCAAATTTTAACTCACCATTGTTGTCTGACCGCACTCGAATTTCATTTCCATTTTCCAATAATGTATATACATTTTCTATCGTGTCAGATTGAATATCCTCATTATTTACCTTAAAAACAAGCATAGAATTATAAGATAAACACCTACCTCCAGGGAGCGTAAACTCCGGCACCGTAACAGTCTTTGTCAAGCCAGTGTATGGTCCATATTTCTTTACTTCTAGCATTTTATTGAGTTGATCTTCGTAGTTCTTTTTGATCGAGTCAAAGTTGCCGAAAACTTCTTGGGCTCTTTGTAAGCTTCCAAATATTTTGATTGGCTCCTGAAATTGAACATCGCTCATCCAACGACGATAAACGTTAATAGCAGCAGCATATTCAGCAGCTATAATCCACCTATCTTCTATGGTATTAATATTATAAACACTTTGAGGTGGCCATATATTGACAACATTAACACCTTGTTCTATAAAACTATCCAATTCACTATCGGTAAACCATCTGAAATTATAGCTCACATGAGTCTCATCGTAAGACGATCTAGACTTGCTGAAAATGACTCGCCCTTTAAGATAGTCTACGGAATAACCACTTTCTTGTATGTCGCCGTTCAGATAAACTTTAACACCCGCAGACTGATTCCATCTTGGGAAGGATAATTCACAAGTAGTTCTTGCTTTATTAAATCTGGCAGGTTCGTGGAATATGGGTATACGCTGTATATACCCAATTAGTGATTCGAGGAAAGCTCTGCTTGCTACCTGTCGGTAAGTATAGGCATCTCCACTTGTTTGCCCAGATTCAATGACTATAAATTCTTCAGTATGTGTATCTGTAGTGGGTCCATCAATCGTCTCATAAGTATAACTTAGATTTAGGATATGGCTTCCTGCGGTCTCGTCATTGGGTATATTCCACGAGTAAGCAAAAATTCCCAGCTCAACTTTATCTAGATTTGTGCCCGTTTCGACAGAAGTACTTGATGGATCTAGTATCTCAATACTAAAATCATAGGGATCATATAGTTGGCCTGTTATGTCTGTAAAAGTGAAAAAGAAAACTGCTTTGGTTCCCGTGACAAAAGATCCCCCGCCTTCAAACTGTATTTGTCCGGGTGCCACAATGATAGGTGTATTATCAGACATTATAATTTCTCCGGGGCACTGAATTTATCAAGAGATCTCAAGTATTTAATTGCATCTTGTATAGTATCAAAAATTTTTAAATCATCTGATATTGAATGTGAACTCAAAACCACTTTTCCACTATTAAAAGAGTATTGTAATTTAGCTCTATTTGCCGAATCGACTAATTCCACTCCTAATGACGATTGTGTCTCTATTTTTAACATTTATAATCCTCTAGGAAATTGACACTCCGCAGGGGCTAAACCCCACGGATTCTTCCTTCATCCAAAATTGCTAATCCCTTAGCTAAGATATTTCTAGCAGACTTATGAAACCCTGTAGCATTCCCACAGTTTTTGGGTAATTTACTATTCGACCGTAGCATTCAAATACTCCTCTTTTTTTATCGCTAGCTGTGAATCATAATGCTGATAAAATCCAACTCCATCGAACCCATTGCCCCATTCAATTAAATTAGTATTTGGATTTGGAATCATAGAGCTGAAACTATATCCCCTACAATTCATCTCAAGAGATTTGTCCATACATTGATTAATAGTTAAATTATTCTTTCGCTCTCTTGTTGTCATACAATACCAATATCCAACTGCATTTGAGATTCCATACTTTCTGATTTGATATAACACATATGGGTCGTTCAGGGTATATACAGGGACGCTCTCCCCATATATTACAACAGAACAATATACATCAACATTCGGCATAGTTGCGTTGGGAAGCCCTCTGTGAGTGCCGTGGAATATAATACCGCCTTCTGGGCCAAACATCTCTCTCAGAATTCGAATAACTTCCCAACTGGTTATTTTATTATCATATAACCGGCCATCTGCATCAGGCAGAAGACCATCAACATAAATAGCCTGAATGCCAAATTGATTGACTAAGTTCTGAACATGCTGAATATACATGTTTACAGATGTATCGTGTCCTTCCGTCGGTGCGTTAAGCTTATAATCATAAAACAGTGATGAATATGCCGCAACTTTTATTCCATTGGATTGTGCGGTATTGACAAACCTTGCGAATTCGGGTTTATTAACAACGTTAAATGGGGCTGGTTTAGAATTCACATACAATCCTAAATGATGTGAGATTATAAAATTAAATTTATTACTCATTTGAACAATGATATCATCTGGCGGCATTTCTCCGAATGGGTTAGCATATTGTGGGTCACGAGCACCATATACAAAAATTGATTCGGAATGGAATGATCTGTCAAAATCAAATGATTTACCAGGAAATGCAGCAATCATCATCCTATTATTTGCTAATAAATTATATTCAACTAGCCAATATTTTCTCTGCAAGAGTACTCTGTCAGTTGAATATCCACTTTCGTATCGTTGAGGAGCTATTGAAATGCCACCAAGACTGTCAATTAGTAATAATTCACCACTGTATGTTCCTTCATAGTCTGGAACAAAATTACCCTTAATGGCTAAATGCACGTCCTCTTTGGGGGATATTATAAGGGTTGAGTCGCCATAAATGCCTATATTAACTTTTTCTGATGAATAAAGTACATGATCTGGCGTGGATTCTTCCATCGTAAAAACAGTTCCATTATCAAAAAATATAGTTGCAATTAATCTGCGGGTAAGAGACAAACCTTGGTATATGCGCAATTTGCCTGTATTGTATCTAAAATGGCTACCGGTCGTTGAGACTTTAAAGCCGTTATCCCTTGTGCATCTCACAGACGAAACGCCCATACCCCATATCGTGCAGTCTCCTCTGAATTTAACATTTGATATATCCATGTTTTTGACACTCCGCAGGGACTAAAGTCCCACAGATTCTCTAATCTTAATCTTCCTGGAACATAGATCTGGTATCTAGCATTCCAAATCCCACTGCATTTCTCTCCCCTATGTTTATTGCATATTTCTGTAGATGCTCCATCATTTGTTTTGGAGTTTCACATGGCGTAGCTGATTTAACGCCAGAATACTTATGTTTGGACAGAATCAGGGCACAGATGCCCGACATAATTGGAGCCGCAAAACTGCTTCCGCTTTGCTTGCAATATTGGTTGTTAAGCCACGTAGAATAAATATCCACTCCCGGAGCGGCAAAAGATATATTAGCGCCTCTTGATGAAAACGTAGCAACTTTATGATTTGGATCATATGCTGCTATTCCTATAACTTGTGGGTATCTGGCTGGGAATGCTACGTCATAATACCGATTTCCCGTGTTCCCAACCGCAGCTACTATAATAATATTATTATCATAAGCCCTTATGACGGCATCTCTCATCGGGGCGAAATCACTGAACATTCCGGCTGAAATAGAAATAATATCTACTTTCTGATCAGTAGCCCATCGTATTCCATTAGTAAGCGCTGATGGGGATCCACAACCACTGTCATCAATTGCCTTAATAAAGTAAATTTTACCTTTTGGTGCAACTCCAATAATACCCTCACCATTGATCCCGGCTGCTATAATTCCAGATGTAGCAGTGCCATGTCCTACTCTGTCTTCGACAACCGGAGATTTTGAAAAATTCTTCTCTCCTATAATATTGTTTTTCATTTCAAAATGTTCACTTTTTCCACTGTCAATGACAGCAATGGTAACACCTTCCCCCATTGTCTGTTTATGTATTTCAGGTATATGCAGATCTCTTAATCCCCAATCATAGACTTCGCCAAATAATTCCACGACGATCTCGGGATTCATTGGAGGCAATATGATTTGTAATCGACTTGTCATATAATAAATTTGTGCAAAATGTAATAGCGCTCCTCTAAAATTTGCAAAGGATTTGTTTAATAATTTGTGCAACTAACGTATGGGTTTATTAATAGCCGCATCAGATTGGCGGGTTTGCTTAAAATTTGGAGAGAGATTATGTCCAAAATATCTATAATTAGAAGGTCAGACCATTGGCGCGGATACGACATTTATGCTCCATTGGTGGGCACCAATGAATGGGTCTGTTATGGTTTAATGCCTCCAGAACTGCTTAATACTAATCCTACCGCTGATGCTGCATGGAAAGTTCTTCCGATACATTCAGTAACCGCTGGAGTAGTAAGAGCATGTAGGTTTCAAACGGTGAACAATGGCCGTATAACTGAATATATAAATAATGCTGCGGCAGCCTGGTCTCTGGCGGCAGTTACCGCATCTGGCCCAGCAAGTGGGCACGTAGAACGATGGACAGGACACGCGGCAGCAGATGTTGATTATGCACTGTGCACTTTACCAGCAGGTTACGATACTATTGCTATCAGACATAATCCTCGCCCAACTCCGGGTAAAGATGTTACTGTGCTATTATCCGTTGGCACACCTGCTTCACCAGGAGTATATAACGCTATAGGCACATTCACTCCGCCAACGTATGCCACTGCTGGCAGGATTGGGGACTATGTTGTTACGGTAGATCCAACCGACGCAGATAGATCAATTAAAATTTCATTAGGTAGTGATGGAGCAAAATCGTTTTTCTTAATTGCCGTTCTGACTTTTGATACCGATAGAGAGGCAGACCCGACAGAAGTAAATATCGATGGTTATATTGAAGGCAATAGGCACTTTGCCTTATATCATGATGGAACTTCAATCCAGTACTCTGTCGCGGGATCAGGGACTAACACTCACTCACACATTCCAACGACATATTCTCGTGGTTGTTATAGATTAGTAAAACCCAACGTGATACACACTACCGCGAACCAAAATAATGGGTCTGGCGTTGCCCGATGGACAGGAGATGGATTCCATTTCGTTGTCGCAGATAATAATGAATTAACCCTTTCAATAACACCAGTTATTACTACAGACGGAGCGGCATATCCAGACCCATTGACAGACCCGGGTAGCGGTGGTCCTGCTTATGATTCTATTATTGAAGCAGATGAAATTGTTGTAACATATTCAGGAACATGTGGACCGGCAGGCGCTGGAGTGACAGAAGTGTCTTATACGTACACATATACAAGCTCTGGTGTTGCCACGACATCGACAATAACATGGCAATCGGCATCTCCTGCTTACACTATTTATTTACCTTCGTGGTCATTGGGGACATCTGGCTCTGCTGATTTATTACTAGCATTAACCGGGTATGTTAAATTATCAGGTGATACAACGCATTATACAATAGGTGAGGAAACTAAGGCAGTTACTTCAAAATCTGCCTATTTTTATCCAGATGATTGCCCATATGTGGTTAATTTAAAATCAGATCATGATAATACTGAATTTTATACTCAATCAGACGCAGATAAAATATATATGAGATTGAACGGAAGTGATTTTGCTCCTGTGGGAGTTGGAGTGGCATGGGAATTGGGTGGAAGTTTCGAGATAAAAAGCCTATCAACCGCATTTTTATCCTTTTCAGTACAACCACAAGACACATTAAAAAATAGAACCTTGCCAACCGTAACTGTTACAGTTTATGATGAATACGGCAATATATCGGATTCTATAGGTTCTACCACTGCCGTAACAATGTCGATGTCTGGCATCGGAACTTTAACAGGAACACTGATTAAGGAAATAGTTGATGGAATTGCCACTTTTGATGATTTAAAAATTGATGGTTTTGGGACACATCATCTAATAGCTACAGTAGGTTCTACTTCCGCTACTTCAAACTCTTTTGACATAATAGGACAAGTGCAGTACGAAGAATTTGCGGCCGTTTCCAATCAAACCTTCAAAAATAATGAAGTAAAACTGGTTTCTGACACAGATTATACTGATTCTATGATATGGCAGATCAGAAGTGAAGACCAAACATCAAAAGAGGCTCAAACAATTTCAATACCCAATGTTATTAATGGGAATTTATTATCCTATGGGACCAATTACATTAATCTTTGGATAGATAGAACAAAAAATTATTACATCAGAACAAATGTAGACAATGCTGGTTGGAGCGATTGGAACTATTTGGACTTAACTGGTGAAATCAGAGTGGTAGGCGGAAAGCACAGAGATAACACGACTGTCACCAAAACAAGCAAAGGAGCCACTGTGCGAACCTCAAATCCTCAATGGACTGAAACTAAAACATCTAGAGGCGCGACAATACATAATAACACTTACAATAGAGAGCAGTCAAGAAGTGACTATTAAATAATCGCAATCAATTCAATCTGATTCTTTGAGTTTAGCGACCTCTCTTTTTATCCAGCCATTAAAACTGTCGGTATTCAAATATCCCGATCCGCCACTGTCGTTATCCTGGTATCCCTGCTTGATGTCTTCATCGTATTCGGTTTCTTGGAGTATTCCAATATCTTCTAGTTCCTCCATTAGACGCCTGAATACATCATATGAATGCGACATTAATTGTTTCTTAAAAAACTTGTATTTTGGATCATCTCGTCCATTTTCTTTGTAAGAGAACTCTTCTAAGTCAAGTGTAAATTTCAATACAGTCATCCATTTGGATGCTAAAATTCTGCCTAATTGATGTTCCCTACTAACTTCTCTCATTCACTGCTCCTGTTTAATTGTTTACTTATTACTCAATTATTATCGGTATTGCAACGTCGTCGCCATTTGACATTCCTCCAGAGGAGGCTACTTTATCTGCCGCTCCAGGAGTAGAGTCTTTTATCAGTATCTTATCTAACGCTGCTTCGGTTGGAGATTTTTTGGTCTTCTTCTTATGCTGGTTTTCTACAACATATTTCTCGTCAACATAAGCGATTTTGCCTCGCTTTAGCAGAGTTCTGAAGAATGCACTGTTTTCTAGGTTTTCTTCTCCAATGGTATCTACTGCTATAAAATCCCATTTTCCTTCGAGCATTACAGGTGGATTTAGGTCTTCAATCAGCACAACACCATTAGCCGTGGCATGAATATATTTCCGAGGCTTTTGAGGCACACCAGTATTTGCGTTGACCGGACTATCATTCATTATTCCAGCATATTTGCTCGTATTAGTGGCATCATTAATTTTATATTCTCCTGCCATCCAATCAAGAAACTGCTGTTTAGTAAAATAATGTCCATTTGTTACATAGAGAATGTCATCGTTGGGTATATTATCAAACACTCTTGTGTCGTTAGCATCAACAACTGTAGTTTTATTGTTTGTGTCACAGATATACACTTTTTCTTGATTAGCATTATAAAATACAATTATCATATTTTACCTCCTTGCAATGTCATTGATCCTTTCCGCAGCAGCATTTGCAGTGTGATTCCAAGTAAAATTCTCTAGAATAAATTTTTGCATATTGCGATTTCTATTCTTTGCTTCTGCATAATTTTCATAAACAGATCGCATTGCCCGTTTAACTTGGTCATGCACTTTGTTCGATGTCAAATCTGGGAACTGCTGTCCATCCCAGTAATGGAGACCCATCTGCCCGGGTTGAATCTCTTTCAATCTATCAATTTCTATCATATATGAATTATCTGGACGAAGATACCCTTGTTGTCCGCTGCAATTGGTCATAATAACAGGCATTCCGCACATACTTGCCTCTAATGGAGTTAAGCAACCGCCTTCTCCCCGCGAAGTCAAAATAAAAGCATGTGCTGATCGATATAACTTTGGCATATCTTTTTCAGATAGTTGCTGACTAAACCTAACAACATGCGGCATATCTTTGTTGGGAAACTTTGTCATTATTTCATCTATGTCAAATTTGATTTTATCCTTATGGAACTTAGTCCTTCCTCCTTGATATCGGCTCATAATCAAGAGAGTCACATCATCGTTCGATGAAAATTCGTCGAAATAAGCCTTTAGTAAAACGTCAGGTCCCTTACGATATCCCCAGTTAAATACTGATATGAAAATAAATTTTTTAACGCTGGACCCGAAATCATATTGAGCCCCATTTTCTGTGTAGAGATCTGTATCTACCCCTGTAATAACCGAATAAATCGGTTTATCCTTAATGCTCTTTCGCAGAATTGATGCGCTCCAGTCCGAAGTCAACCAAATTTCATCATATAATTTGCAGCACTCTTCAAATTGTTTTGGGATAGTATATGATTCAATAGTAGTATACAATATCTTATATTTACCAGTGCCAACTTCTGAAAATGATGGTATGATGCTGTCAATCAAAATGTGATTCCTGGATATTTTGGTTTTTTCAAGTGGAACAAGGTTTTTTAGCTCTTGCTCGCCAAGTTGATTTTGCCCTTTTTTGGGGTCAACTTTAACCTTATATCCCATCTGAACCAATTTAGATACCAAGTTTCTATTTACTTTAGCATAGCCACTGGTATCATAAAATAATCCACGAACTTTTATTTCTATATCAGAGTTTGATTTAATTAACGATGGTGGTATTGGTAAAATATCGTCTACTTCTTCCTTCGGGATAGGTTCTACTTTTCTTTCCTGATTAATCTTATTAACCATATAAGACAAAGATGCTTCGATTTGTTCATTGGGGTCATAATCGTGTATTTTTAGAGCACCAGACAGAATTGTATTACGAAGACATCTGGATTTTTTCAGTTTATCAAATGAAACGTCGAATGGTTTGCCATCATCAAATGGCAGATACTCATCTAAATCGTCTAAGTAAATTGTGTTATTAGTTGTGTTTATTAACTTCATCAGAACAAATCCAAATTCAATTCTTTATATTATACCAGTTAACCACGCCAAATTATTTCTTTATTCGTAACTCCTATATTGCTTAAGCACTCATCCGCTCTTCTCATTTCTTGGGAATCTTTTAGTCCCAAGGTAACTATATCTAATTCTGGCAATGATTTTGTCCAGCACCACTTCCTACTAGACAAGCCGCAGACATGATGAGCGATAGACACAGATGTTGGATACCATCCTCGATGATGAATCAAAGTCATATCATCTTCCAGAATTCTTGATTGTTCATCTATTTCATCTCCAACGAGTAAAAACGTTTTGTCATATTCATCCAACATGTCAATAAAATCCTGGAGCTTATTTTCGTTCAGCCGCCTAGTGTATTTGGATTTGGCCACCAAAACCGACTTAGAATCATCTGGTAAATCCTGTGCAATTTTTAACAATTTTCCATTTGTGATAATATTATCGAGACTTAATATTTCTTCGAACGGTATAATTTTTGGAAATTGTTTGAGCTTAAAATAATTAGTGCTTTGTCTACTTATGTCATTTGGATAGGCTATAAACTTAATTGAATGTTCCGAATCGTAAGCATCAGTGCCATACAAATTATCGAAACATAAGAACACTCCATTTTCCAAGATAACGTATGGTATCTCAGAGGATTGAGAAAGAATAATCGCGTCATGTCTTTTTAGCCAGCTCATAAGATTGTATAATTCTAATGTCCATTTATATTATACTGGAAATCAAATGCAACTTAAAAAAGCTATTCCAATAAACGGAACATTGCTAGACTACTTTTTAGACGAGTCAGGTTTTAATGCTTTAGTACTGTCCAAGTCATCAAGTCAATTAGTCACTTTCGACCCGAATACCTTTGTAAAATTAGGGTCTTTTTGGATTAATCATCAATTACAAACTCCATCTTGTATTGATGAAAATTGTTTTTACGTCGTTACAAATACTGGCCAACTTATAGCCATCGACAAATTCTCAGGCATTGAATTGGTACATTTTGATGTCGGAGTGATGAACGTTATTGATTTTTGCCAAACCGTTGATGGCATATACTCTTTATGTGGTATTCCAATTAATAATGGTGGAAAACCTACCACCGACTTGTTTTGTGTCTGTTATAACGACAAGCGAGACGGCAAAAAAACGAAACAAAGTCCCAGTGTTCGTGGAGAAACAGTAAATCAAATGGTTCTTGTAGACGACATTTGGATAAACATCGGCAGGAAAGTATATAAAATTAATACCCAGTGCGAAATCGATGGCATACTAGAATTAAAAGTAACGTCCAATTATTCCCCTGTGATTTCTAATAAATATATATCTTATGCATCAAACATGGGAACGATGGAAGTTATTAACAAGGAATCCGCAATTATGTTCCGTAAAATATTAGTAGAAAAAAATAGTTCTCCACCAGTACAATTATATGATGATAAAATAATTTGGTTCGCTGGTAAATCGATATATGTGGTTGATATCGACTCCGGAAGCATAGATGACCGAAAAAGTATACCAAATCCGGGAGCATCTTCTGTCACAAAATCCGGAGACAGTGTATATGTTTCGGATGATTCTGGAAACCTGATCCAATACGATTTCAACAAACAGGGATTGTCAATTTTGAATCTATCGAAAAACCAGTTATGGAAACCAATTGTAAGAGATAATTGGGTTTATATAGCCTCAGCCAGCCATTTATACCAGGTGCAAATTTGATAAGTGAATGTATTATAAATCCATATACGGTTTCAGTTGAGTCTAGACATCGACCTGTTTTCTATGCATCCGGTGATTTAATAATATATAAGAATGGACAGTCAATTCAGGTAGATGATTGCAGCGGGAATGAAATTACCCGAGTTATCTGTCCGGTAGACGCCCGCATTTACGAATACGTGGATTTAGGCGACTCAATTTTATTTGTATTTAGTGGAAATGAGTTTATTTTCATTGATAAATCTGGGAATTTGCCATATCATCATAAATTCGACACAAAACTAGGAAAAATTATCACTCCTATATTTTTGTCTTCTGACAATAATTGTATAGTGTTTGGAACGAAATCTCATACCGGCATACAATTTATGAACTATAATTTTATTAATCAAAAAAGAGTGTCACAAACATCAACTTGGAATTTTAAATCGGTCACCGATGTCGTTCAATTTAATGACACAATATATGCAGTATTAGATTCGACATTTTTAATTGCATTTAATAATTCAACTTGCGAGGTTAAAAATGTCCGGTTTGAATCGTCTTTGGTGAGCCCTAAAATATTTTGCACAAATAATGGGATAATATACCTCAGTCAAAACTCAATAAGAAAATGGAATGGGAAACAAACAGAGAGCATTCGCACTCCTATTTCAAGCACGTCTAGACTGTTGGGAATATCTCAGACATACTACTACTTGGTTACCGACAAAACAAATATATCGGCCTTCGATGAAAAACTAGACAGCATAATCTGGGAAATTAAAAGCGACAAAGTAATCTATGACAGTTTAGCTATTAAAGGAATCGGATCCGGTAATAAAACATTTGATGTTGGTGTTATCCAGTCATCGGATTCCATAATGCTAATCAATTTTTTGAGAGGCAGGATAATTAGGTCTTTCCCGACTTTGGATGCTTATAAAATTCGAACAACATCCGATCATATATTAATTCATCGATATGGACAACAAACTGACATGCTATTTTCAGGAGAAGAAGTTGAAAATAATTGATAGAATTCTTTTTGGAATTGAAATTCTCATAAATTATATACACGACTGGTGGCACTTTGATCCCGAAGAAACTGATAATTGTTGTAGGAGATGATTTTGATAAGTATACTTATATTTTGTTCCTTAGTGGTATTTGGAATCACCCTGACCATCAATAAATCATCTATAATGCACAAAACACGGGAGTTTGTTAAAGAACGATATCTCGCATCTCGGGTTTTTAGTCGCCCATCATTTTTCCATACTTGGTGGTATAAAATGTTTCATTGTCCAATGTGCGTCGGCCTCTGGATTTCTTTGATTGTTTGCTGGGTTTTTCCGCCGATGCCAGATATTTGGGGATATATTGGTAGTGTAATAGCCGTCTTCGGAATGAACTGGATTTGGCACTGTATTGAAAATTTATTATTCACCGCTGGAAAATATTTTGAAGAAAAGTTGAATTCTCGGACTGAATGAGTATAATAGAGTGGCAGAGTTGCCAGAGTTACGCTTCCTACGGCGTATAAGAAAATGTAGAGTGGCCTAGTGTGTAAAGGAGAGAAAAATGAGTGACACTAATTCCACCACATCTGTTTCAGAGTCAACCCCCCTTTGGAAAATCGAATTCAATAAGCGAATTCAACTATTTGCAAAAGACGTAGGATTATTAGAATCCGATGTCTTAATTGCTCTTGCTAAAATTGGAGTTGATGGTCAAACTGAGCGTAGCTTAAAATTGCTTGATAATGAGCAATGGTTAACTATGCAAGATTTATTTGAATGTTTTTGCGATTCAGGAATGCTACCTAAAAGCGTATTACGAATGGGAATTGCAGAATTGCGGGGTAAAACCCCCGGCGTAACCTATGCTGCAACTGAAACATCTGATGTGGCAGCAGTAATTCGAGATGTAATATCATCTAATCGACCAAAAGAGGATTGGTCAGATCGTGAACTATTAGAGCATTATGATCGAGATGCTACTGAGATAATAGAAATTCTTTCTAAAAGAACCCGTTCTCGTCCATGTTTAATCTTCAATGATGACAATACGCTTAATATCGTAGAATCAGAAAAGCTCGTCAGAATCGCAAAGCGACAATCTACACTCGATGTTATTGTTATCGGAGATAAGGCTTTTAAGGTTTATGAAGCTGACAAATTCCCGAATGATACAATCGACGCTTCTCCGTTCTTCCCGCAAATTCCATTAGTCGATGGATATTGCCCTCAGAGTGACACCAATTGGACCGGAGTGCACAAAGTATTACGTATTTTGGCCCATATACAAGCTCGATATATTGAAAAAACGACCAATATGCGGGATTTAAAAGAAATTTATGATGTAGCTAAATCTAGCATGTATATATTTATGACCGACAAATCATATATTTCTATGAGAGAAAAGTTTCCCAAAGCAGCACTTAAATATGATGAGATGGAAAAACTGAACAAGCTTCCAACTCTTCAGATTGTGGGTGATACAGTAAAAGGTTGTGATACCGGATTCGTAGGCTAAATGTGAATAACAAGCACCAGGGGAGAGCAATCTCCTCTGGTGCTATTTTGGAGATTAAAACGTGAAAGCAAATAATTTTTATGTGAGCATACGGCAAACAAAAGTCGTAGAGATAAGTCCTGAAGCGAATGTCCTTCCGCCAGATTATGGTCCATTTAACGAATTTAGAGTAGCAGATTATTTTTGCCCAGAGGAATGGACCAATAACGGTATATTCATTCCAGTTAAAGAGGGAGACCCATTTTGGATTGATTTTCGAGGTAACTGGTCAAGCGCTGTCATTCCATCTGTTCAGAGAGTTAATCCTATAACCGGAGAATCTTGCAACATTAAAGATGGAGTCAAGAAAGATCCCAAGCAGAATTATCTTGTTTTACCTCGACAAAAATGGATAGATGGATATGTGAAAGAAGGCAAAGTATATCAATTCATAGTAACTAAAGCTGGTATCGGATTAGCGGTTAACGAATATCTATTGCCCGTTGAATTGCAAGATTCACATGCTTTGGGATTTGCGTTCTTTCTACCTAAACGAGCAGCATGGGAACCAGAAATTGTTGATGGGCGTATTGACAGAACGAGTTATTCTTTAGGAAATCCTATGTGGTTCTCGCCATTGCACACGCCGCAGAACTGGCAAATAAATTCGAACCGCGCGCAAACGCGGTCGATTGCTACCACTGGTGGTTATGTTCATACATCATCAACAATTACAGTTCCAGAGTTCACTTTACCTAAATGCAATAATGCAGATATTGCAGAAGTCGAAGAACAAATCGAATGTTTTGTTAATTCGCCCGATACTACTGTCATAACAAATCATTCACTTGATTATGATGCTTGTGATAAAGCGTCTATCGGCGCTGGTGGCCGCATAGAACAAGATATAATAGTTGATCCTAATACTCCGGAATTTTATAACGAAAAACCAGATGCTACATTAACAGTCTATCTGGCACTGCCCGAATTGTTTAAACAAATTATGTCGAAGGGACGAAGACAGGACGCCAACCGTAAGGATAAATATGTTCATTCTGGAGAGTTAAATGGAGCGCAAATACCACTGATTATGGTTTCTTGAGAATTCCTATTGGCAAATTTGTTCTGCTTTGCTAGAAAGCATAACCAGTTTATCTTCTAGATCTCTAATTTTAGTTATGTCTTGTTGAACTGCTATAAAATAAATTGATCCATCAACATCTAGAACAGGTGCAATCCGAGAAAATGTCCAATACTCATCACCGAATTTGTCTTTGTTTAAGAATTCTCCGGACCACTCTTCTCCGCTTTTTAGGGCATCCCACATTTCTTTATAATAATCTTCTGTAAGGTGTCCGCCTTTGATTATTCTTGGATTTTTACCCTGAACTTCCTCGAACGTATATCCGGTGGTTTCCGTAAATGCGTCATTCACGTAGGTTATATTGCCATCGTAGTCTGTTATTATAATTGTGTTAATACTGATATCTGCAACTTTTTTAAAAATATGTAACATTATTTAATTCCCAAAAAATCTAGAGATTTCCACACGGCTGTAATTATGATAGCAATGGCACCTAACATTGTTCCAAATAATTTAATCCAATACCATGGCTTGGAAAGGGCATCGTACACTTTCATGATATTGTTATTGGACGTTTCAATACTATCTAGAATTTTGGATTGATTTTGAATAACCTTTTCAGACTCTTGTGTAATATGTCCCTTGATTTCAGACCGAAAACCATTAGTAAACAACGATTTGATATGCCTGACAGATTCTACTGTTTCATCAAGCAAAACAGACACAGATGCGTTAGTATCTGCATTCTTTTGCTGGGCTTCAATAAGTTTATCTAAAATATCTGATATTAAATGAAGAGCGTTAGTTTCTTCTTTTGGTGGCATATAAACTCCTAATTTTACTATAGTGGTTTCCTGTATTAATATTACCATTCTGAAAAGGTTATTCCCTTCAATAGTTTTAATTATTAAGAGTAAGAACAAATGTTAAAGATTTTAAGTAACAAAATCAACGGACCCATCTTGGAAGGAATACAGATTTCGCGGACTCCCGAGGAACAAAAAGTTTTTAATTTCATTCTTGAAGCAGTGCAAACCATGCCATCTCATCCGATTGTAAGAGTGGCCGGAGGATGGACGAGGGATAAACTATTGCCCATAGCCAGGCCAGATATTAAATCGACCACAAATCCTAAAGATATTGACATAACCGTGGATTCAGTTTCCGGTATAGATTTTGTTAACGGACTAAAAAGTTTTGCGGATCGAAAATTTGGGACAGCACAAAATTATGTTAGAATATTAAATGCAGAGTTCCGGACCAAAGATGAACAAGTCAAACGAATTGCAGCCGGACAAATCTCTATATTTGGATTGCCGATTGACGTAGTAAGTTTAAGAAAAGAAATTTGGACAGATCCAAATACCGGAGAAAAACTAGTGAGAAATCCGATCGTTGTCCCGGGCAAACCCTGGGATGATGCGTTCAGGAGAGATCTGACTATTAACGCCATGTTCTATAATTTAAATGAAAATACAATAGAAGATTATACCGGTGGATTTCCTGATTTGGCCCAAATGAAGCTAAGAACACCCTCAATCCCTGCTGGGTATGACGGTGGAAAACCCGATAATATTAGTGATGATGATTGGCAACAAATAGAGGCTCGGCGTATATTCATAGATGATCCAACGAGGCTGTTGAGGGTTCTTCGATTCTTTAGTAAATATTCTCAAGCGATATTAGACGAACCAACAAAAGAATCCATGTTTGATGAAAACGCACAAAAATTACTGACCAATAAAATGTTCGATCCTGCGTCGAAGGGCATAGTCGTAGAAAAGATAGCAGACGAATTTAGGAAAATCATGTCTGGGGATCGTCCTGCAGATGCCATGAGAATTATGTACCAATGCGGGCTTTTATCTAATATGCTTCGTTTGCCGCAATCATTTAATCCATTACACATGGATCAGAGAAATGTGCATCACAGCATGAATTTAATCAATCATACCCTTAGAGTGCTTAAGAACGCCAATAAATTAGCTAAACAATATAATCTTTCTCCAATGGAAAGAATGCTGCTTAATATGGCTTCATTATTTCACGATTTTGGGAAACTTGATCCACGGACACAGAAGGTAAAGCCAACTGGAGAAATCGGATACTCCGGGAATCCCAATCTGCCGAAAGGGCAGAAAATGTCTCACGAGGAATCTAGTAACGAAATCTGGAGCAGATTTTCTGATGCAATGAGGATGTCAAACCAAGAAAAATCATCCGTTAGTGGTATTATTTCATCTCATATGCAGCCTCATGACCATATTAGAAATCGAGATAATGCAGCCCAAATAGCGGAGTTTAAGGACAAAAACCCGCTTTGGAAAATAATATATATTCACGCCATGGCTGATGCGATGTCTAAGCACGAACAGCCAGATATGGGCGAAGCCCGCGAATACGATAAAACAATTCAGAGAATTGAAAAGATAAATTTACCAATATTGTTGAACGGGAATGAAATTCAACGATTGCTCGGTATTAAGCCGGGCAAAATAATAGGCGAGATAATGAATGCCATACGGCAGGCACAGTATAGAAACTTTGGAATTGCCCAGGTTTTATCGGTCGATGAGCAAAAAACAAAGGCTGTAGAAATTGCCAAATCGTTTTTACCTCAGATACTATCCAGAGAACGGGTCCAGTCTATTGTTGGTATTGAACCAGGGCGACCACCAGAAGGAAGGATTGGCTACATACAATTCGTTAGAAACAAAATTAGAGATGAACAGATAAAAAATCCATTATTAACAGAAGAGCAGGCTGAACAAATTGTCAAGAATATGATAGACTCCGGAGAACTTGACGTGTATCGTCAGGTATAATTCATAGAAGGCCCATACAAAGGAGACCAGTCATGTCTAAAACTCTAATTGGGATATTTTTACTGTTAGTTTTTCCTTTGGTTACAATTGCGGATACAGTGGCAGAAAAATTACAATCTGTCTCTGTGACAATCAAAGCCGGAGGAAGTGAGGGCTCGGGTGTTATTGTTAAACGAGGTGAATATAATTTCGTTCTAACAGCGGGGCATGTGGTTTCATCTCTGCGAAAAACCAGATCCGTGATAGATTCAGGGATGGATCGGACTGTTGTTGAATTTAATGATGCAAGTATAATTCAAAATGTATACGAAGACGGCAGAAAAGTGGGACAAGTGGAGATGACTGCAAAAGTAATCTCATACTCAAATGCTGACAGCGGAGAAGATTTGGCGTTGTTGCAAATCATAAAGAAAAATTTCGCAACAGAGAGCGCCACATTTTATTTGAGCAATGATATACCCAAGATAGGAACAAGGCTATATCATGTTGGATCGCTACGGGGTGAATTCGGAAGCAATTCTCTGACTAATGGTATTATTAATTCTATTGGTAGAATATATGATGGAAAAATCTATGACCAGACAAGCTGCACTGCTTTGCCGGGGTCATCTGGCGGTGGCATTTTCCTCGAAGAAAATGGAGAATACGTCGGAATGCTTGTTCGTGGTGGCGGTGAAACTTTTAACTTGATAATACCCATACGCCGAATTAGAGAGTGGACAAATAGAATGGGACTTAATTTTGTTATAGATCCGAATGTTGCTGTTCCATCAGATGAGGAGATTAGAAAAATTCTAATAGAAGATATTGGAGCGAACAACTGGAATAAGGCAAAAGTCAGTATACCTAGTCCAATACTGAGCCCGGAACCAAAAAATCAATGTGGGAATTCAGTCGATACAATGCAATCTAATGGGCCTCTCAATGTGTATCTAGAAAACATGCTATTGCAATACGGTGCTGCATTTAATTTGCCTTACGCTGTATATTAATCTTCAGAAGACCCGTCTTCTGCCATCATTACGATACGAGGCGTGAACTCAGCTATGATTTCAACCAAATCTTTCTGAGCATTCATGACATCCCGAATTGGCTTGTAGCCAGTTGGTGCCTCATCCAATCCTGCTCCAAGCAATTCCACGCCACGCTCTTTGAGCATTGCTCTGACGTGGCTCCATCGAGTAGATTCTTTGGTGGCTTTACGACTTTTGGCTCTCCCTGCTCCGTGAGAAGCGGAATTAAGAGACAATAAATTGCCTTTACCTTTTACTAAAAACCCCGGCGTAGCCATGCTTCCGGGTATTATCCCCAGTACTCCTGATTGGGCAGGAGTAGCACCCTTTCGATGAACATAAAGTTCGCGTCCATTTACAATTTCTTTCCAGCAGAAATTGTGGTGATTCTCAACTTGTAGAAGTGGCTCTACTTTTAGTCCACTCAGAAAACCCTCATGTGTTAAGTGATGGCTCGCAGATGCATATCTACCCATTAGGTGCATTGCGCGCCAATACTCAACTCCTTCATCGCTATCCATATCCAACCAGGCCAAGTGTTTATATTCATTTGGCAAAAATGGACGTAAAGATTTAGCCAAATCAGAATAGTAAGTTGCAATTTTATTTCCGGGACCGCGAGAACCAGAATGAGTAATTATTGCAATATATTTATTTCCGGCCAGATCTATTTCTCCAACATCACAGAAATGGTTGCCTCCGCCCTGAGTTCCAAGCTGTTCCCAGGCCAAATCTTTTACCTGTTTAACTATGGGAGAAAAACTCCAGTCATCATCCATTACTTCGTGCTCTAATTTATTTTCATATGATGCTCCCAATCCGAATCGAGTGTGCTTCCCAATTAATTTATGAAAATCATCTCGATATTTACCAATATCTGACGCTGGCATTGGCAACACTGTAAGCATCATACGACAGGCTATATCGACCCCGACGGCAAAAGGTATTATCGAATTATCAGTTGCTAAAACTCCACCGATCGGCAAACCATACCCGACATGTGCGTCAGGCATCGTTGCCCCTGCGACTGAGATTGGCAATCTCATGCAATTTTTCATTTGCTCTAGCGTATTTTCATCAACTAGTTCTTTCCCGAATATTGAAAATTCTTTATCAGAAAAATCGTATGCAGGTCGCTTTTGTGATTCTAAATATTGTGCAATAATCCCCAATTGGGGGTGATTCAAATAGGTCGATGGGTCAGACAGAATGTAGCGCACAATATCTCTAATTTCTTGAGCGTGCATACCGTGTGCCTTGGCATTTTGAGTCGCCTTTAGGGCGATTCCAATTACCGGACCTTCTTTGTACCCGATGTTTAACAATTCTTTTGCTTTCATATAGCACAGTATACCACTAAATAGGCATTTGTCAATCAAAAAACCCATGAATCCTAAAATGTCTTGACATCCGGTGCCAATGTGGTATAATGCCCACTATGAGTAAAACAAATGAGTCGAACACAATTAAGTTCAACAAAAGTGCGGTGGCAGAATTCCAGAACCCCAATGCTTCATCGATTTTTTTATCGCCAATTGGTATCAGCGAAAATTCAATTTCATTATCATATCCAGACGAAGTAGTAAAAGATGAAATAATTTACTTTAAGGCATTTCACTACGCTAAATGGAGGCTATATTGTGAAATGCAGGAAAATAGAGATACATTCTTCTGGAAAAAAGTTACAGATATAATTCGCAATCGTATAATAACAGCCAACATGTCGTTAGTTTATGACTGTATCCAGAAAACATCAGTGAATGGAGTTGATAGAGATACGCTTGTTAGCGATGGTTCTTTGGCGCTGATATCTGCAGCAGAATCGTTTGATCCGTGGCGAGGATTTAAATTCAGTACTTACGCATGCCGATCAATCCTATACCGTTTTAATGCCGCCGCGAGACAACACAACAAACACAATGCTCTCGATATATCCGAATTTGATCCTATTGAGAAACAAGAAGATGAGAATTTAGAACTATATAAAGATAGATTAGAATCTGCTCTTATCTCTGCCAATTTAACCAGTAGAGAGCGGGCAATAATTGGTCTCAGGTTCACTGATACGAAAAATACTCTAGAAATAGTTAGCCAAATTTATAACTTATCTAAGGAACGAATACGACAAATACAAGCGGACGGGGTTAATAAATTACGCCAATATATGAAGGCAGATCCAACTCTGGAATGAGCACCAAACTAGCAGACTCAAAAAAGATGCACATCTAAAGAAACCGCGGGCGGAAAATTGCTAGAATTCCACTCGCGGTTATTTTAAATCACCTTCTACCGTTTCTTATAGATATTGGCAAACTTTTGGAATGCGTCTTTAGCTTCATCGGACATTTTCTGAGGTATTTCAACCTGCACTTCTATAAGATGATCACCTATGAGATTGTTCTTCTTTATCCCTTTACCCTTCATTCGGAAAGTTGCCGATGGCTGAGTTCCTGGCGGTATTTTTAATTCCATTTGAGTTCCATAGATGGTATTTACTGGTATCTTCCCCCCAAGTATTGCCGTAGTTATGGGAATTTTAGCACGGGATCGTATTGTGATATTATCCCTAGTAAAATTGGGATGTGAACTTATTTTCATCACAAAATAAACGTGGCCTCTTGGAGTATCATAAATACTTCTGTGTCCCTCGTGTTGAATTAAAATTGCTTCGCCCGTATCAACTCCGGGTGGTATTTTAATTTCGATTTGCTTAGATGATGTAGTATATCCTGCACCAGAGCAATTAGGACATTGCGTTGTGATTCTGACTCCTTCGCCCCAACAAGCTGGACAGGTTGATATAGATATTCCCATAGGATGTTTCTGTTGAACCCGACCCTGTCCTCCACACGCGGAACAGGCAGATCCTGTGCCACCGGCACCCTTGCATTTGTCGCATATATCATTTCGGGGAACATCTATGGTTTTAGTAATGCCAGTGGCAGACTCTTCCAGGGTTAGGGGAACAAGTATTTTTATATCTTCTCCCCTCTGGGGTTTTCGCCTTCCAAAGAATCCAAATCCCATATCGTCTATATCAACATGAGAACTCCATCCAGATGTAAACTTATTTCCATCTTCCCCAAATTGGTCGTATTTCTGCCTTTTATCAGAATCAATTAGCGTTTCATAAGCTGCAGCAATTTCTTTAAATTTAATTTCTGCTTCTTTTTTCTTATCCTCGGAGTGCTTATCGGGATGCCATTCTTTGGCGAGTTTTCGATAAGCACTTTTAATTTCATCTTGAGAAGCAGATTTTGAAACACCTAATATCTCATAAAAATCTCTGCTCATCGTGTCTCACTTGTATATTTCTCTTGTATTTTTCTGGTATATTCTATCGCAAGAACTTGTGCCTCACAATATGCTGTTCGAAACATTACCTCTTCTGATACAGACATTTTATCTGTATTTTTTAGGGATGTAACTGGAAATGTTTTATTGGGTTTATTAATTACATTGCGTTCAATGGACAAATTATCACCCGATTTGACTACCCGAAACTTAGCAAGACTTTCTGTTCTTCGATGTCCCTGCAAAATATCAATCTCCCATGTATCGTATCCGTTCCCGGAACAATAGTATCTAGGAAAAAGCGATTTATTTCTGGTGGCCGAAGATTTTCGAATGAATTTCATCTCTGCTCCTTTGCAATGCTTCTTTTTGCTGCCTGAACCGCCAATTTGTCGCATCTTTCGTTTTCAGGATGTCCGGTATGCCCTTTTACGTGCTCAAACTTCATTTTGATATTCGAAGCGAGAAAGATTAGTTCTTTCCATAAATTTTCATTTAAAACTGGCTTTCCATTTTTCTTAATCCAACCCTGTTTTACCCATTTTTTACTCCAGATCGAAATACCATCCAGAACGTATTTACTATCCAAGATAAGGGTCAATTGCTCGTTGACAGGCGCTGTTTGTTTAAAAACATACAATCCCTCAATGACGGATCGTAACTCCATCCGGTTGTTGGTAGATTCGTTTTCAAATCCCGAACCTACCAGTTCTGTGCCATCGGGGCACTTTAATATATAGGCCCAGCCACCAGTACCGGGATTGGGCTGACACGACCCATCTGCATAAAGCGCATACATTCTTCGTCCTCTTCTTCTATTATACCTCAAATGTATTATTTGTCAAGATGATTCTCTAAGCCAGTTTCTGACTTCCGTGAGGCACTTTCCCAGGAGATTCTGGCCCGTTCCATCGCGCCCACACCCCCATATACAATCATAAGGACTATCTTCAACCAGAATCTCATCTCCTGTTTCGAGCAGAAGACCTTTGAGCGAAGCAGTCTGGGTGAATTTTGCTTTCAATGCTTTGAACATAATTTGATATTTGATATCTTCCCAATCGGGCCTTAATTGAATTGTCGAGGCTAATTGCTTGGATAATTTGGGAGTTTTTTGAGTGCGTATTTTTTCTTGAATTGCTGGGTCTAACGATTTTTGAGATTGATAGTAATGCTCACTTGTTTGATAATATTTTCCGTCTAACACAAAACCAAATTGTGCGAAATTTGACAGCGGACCATATTTGTCTGTTGTTCTCCAAAATTTGATCATACCAGTTCTCTGAAAGTGTCAAAATATCCAGTAAGCATTTTTTGATCAGTATTTTGATCTACTTTAGCCGTGTTTGTAAAATTTTCCAACATAAGACGATATCCATCGGAAATTTTCGATTTATCCAGTTGAGGCACTGAGTCCTCATACCAGTCAGATGCTGGATCGTCAATTTCTATTCCATCACACAATTCTGGAACGCCGCCGCTGTTTGCGAGTAGAATTGGTAATTCACAACGACAAGCTTCCAATACTACTTTGGGTGCGGCATCCCGATAAGATAAATTTATAAAAGCATCCGACAAATTCAAAACAAAATTCCAATCCATAGGAGACAAATATCCTAGAGGTATAACGTTAAAGGGCAGTTCAATATCCGAAGGAACAGCGCCCACCAAATAAAGCATTGCTCTATCTTTTTGAATAATTTCGGCAAATTGACAGATATTTTTCAGCCTTTTTTCTGGTCTTTCCCAATGAGTCGCAGCAGCTGCCCAGACCTCAGGTTTTTGTTTGATAATTTTTGGTGTAATTCTATAAAATACATTATTATCGACAGCGTTTAATACGACTTTACTGCACTGTAAGGGGCCACACATATTGAAATAGGATTTTTGACTAAAGCCAGAGATGAAAATAACCATATCTGACAGGAGGGCAGCAGCGCTTAATTTGCCATTTCTTTCTTTTAGATCAGATTGCCAATATATACCGTCCATTCTTTTCACTCTAGGTTTGTTGAGATACAACAAACTTTGAGGATATACGTCGTTGGTGAACAAAACGTCTGCTTTATTTGGATCGGAAACAAATTCAAATCCAAATTTATAAGCATTCTGCTTTAACATACTAACACAGGCATTTTCAACAGCACCACCATAACCACGATGCGGTGGTCTGTCGGACGAATTGGAACAGTCGTAAATTTTAATCTTTTTTGTCATTAATCGGTAGGTTTTCGATGTCTTCTTTATATTGAAGTTTCCTGATGCTGCCTTCTTCATAATGCAAAGCATATGCATTGCCACATTTCTCAGCTAAACCAGCATCTACTCCTCTGGTCCACAGATAAATAAAAAGTGCTGCTGCTTTACGGGCAGATTTCTCGTCCTCGGGTTCAATACCCCAAAAGCTAATAAAACCAGGCTTCCACGACAATGTCCATAGCGGAAAATCATCCTTTAGCCAATCACAAGTAACCTTGGCCTCACCCCATTCGAGTATCACATCATAATCGTCATCATCAAAATCGGGACTTAATTCTCTCATGTTTTCTCCTAATAGATGCAACCATTGATCGGAATTAAAAAAACCGACGGATTATCCTCTTGCAACGATTCTACAAAATTTTTAAAACAAGCTTTGCGATATCCGCCACAAATAAAAGCAAACGGATAGTTAATATTGTAGCTTGTCATACCTGCTGGAGCGGTATAAATTTCATCACAACGGGTCAGAGGCACAGAATCCCTGTCTGAGACGAAACATACTGTGTGATAATTTTGAGCGATTTCGTTTATTTGTTCTTTTACGGTGTTTGCACCATCCCACGTATTTTCGACATGGCATACTAAAACGGGCGCTGAGACAATAATCTGAATAATAAATTTTATCAAAATCGTCAATACAATTCCTCAAACAATTTTAGATCACCGCCACAAAATTGTTTTAGCTTTTCGATCCATGCATTACTTTTAATTTTGAACATTACTAAGGTATTACGATACATGCCTTTACAAACAACACCTTCAAAAGTAATATTTATAGAACTATCCCGAACTGAATTCTCGAATTCGGCATTTGCCTTACCTTGATATAATAGTCGTGGAACGTCCAAATGTCCAACCATTTTCAAGAATTGTCGGGGGTCTAATATGCCCCTTTTGTGCGGATTGATATCAAGCAAAATAATTGAATGGTCATCGTTTGGGTTATGCTGTCCGCCAAATGAATTCGGTCCAAAGAATTCAAAAAAGCAGGTAACTTTGTCAAATCGCTCTTTGCGGAATATATTACTTAAATCGTCTTCGTATTTGGACTGCATCAAAGAAATCGATTTGCCAAGATCTTTGTGCTTATCATCGATTAACACGTTTCTGCTACCAAACTTAAAAAACCCATTCTTTCTTGTCCATTCTGCTCGAATATTAGACCCGTCGAACTTATCAAACGCATAGATATCAATATCTCGGCGAATCACTTTCGAAATGGTCGGATATTGTTTCATGCAGATATGATAACACAGATTCAAAAAAAGTCAAGCGGAATAATGTGATATATAAGACTCAGGCGGGATTCGAACCCGCGTAGCAAGTTTTGCAGACTTGAGACTATCCGCTCATCCACTGAGTCTTTTGTTTACCACGACAACCGAAGATAGAATGGGACATTCTGTTTATTAAGATAAAGATGAAAAGAACGTAGTCCAAAGGGCAGCCGACATTGATTGCCAAGCCACTTAGGAAACTGCGATTTTTCAAATCTCTTGAAATAATACTTAACTCGGCCACGGTATTGCCTGCCCCATGTAACCACAAAATCCCACCACTTTGACTGTCCTACCCAATGAGACGACCAGCAAATACTGATTCCCCAATGCTCCCACCAATTGTCTATATGCCATCCAAAAGTGCATATCTCTAGTCCCCACCAAATTTTTTGGATGGTCGTGGGTCCAACCGTTTCCCATGTTTTTGTGTCACAATAATACATCCTATCACAGTGATTTTCATCTAGTCTCTCATCTTTGTTCTCCTTGTGTTGATTGAGACAACAGGACCAGAAGGGTGCTGCCCCCTTCCTCTGAGATTTGGAGTCTCAGGTCCAGGCTGCTGGCTGTCCTAAAATAGCGACGGTGAGATTCGAACTCACACTGTTCAAGGCTTAAGCTTGATGACTCCTGCCGTTGGTCTACGTCGCCATTTACGGGCTATATGGGATTTGAACCCATGATTTTCTCCGTGACAGGGAGATGAGGACTCCAGACTCCTCCAATAGCCCAAATATTTTGAAAATGCAGGAGGACGGAATCGAACCGCCGATGTTTACCACAAAGGGACGAGATTTACAGTCTCGCGCCACTCATATCCAACAGTGGCCTCTCCTGCGAATAGCCGGGGTGGGATTTGAACCCAACACTGTTCGAGTTCTAAGCTCGACGACTCCTGCCGTTGGTCTACCCGGCCAAAAAAATAGCAGAGGCGGGACTCGGACCCGCACATTCAAAGGTTTGAGCTTTGCGACTCCTGCCAATTGGTCTACTCTGCCCAAAAGAAAAGTCCCCGGAAGCTCTTGGGCTACCGGGGACTCATAGAAAAAGCGAAACGAGTCTTAGGCAGCCACCTCCTTTCGGAGGTACCAATCCAGCAAACAATATAATCTGTCTAGCTCTCGTTTCACGATAATCTCCTTACAATCCACACGCCTATCAAGGCGCGACTGCCTAATTATACCCACTATTCACCGGAAGTCAAGCAGATTCCTCTAAAATTTTTCAAAAGTGTATAATATATCATGTTTGAAGAAGATAAACTTGAAATCATAAATTTTAATGCGATACTGTCTGATATGTTCTCCGAACATCCCAAAATACTCGGATGGTATAGCTGTTGCACTCAAGAAACTCGGTTTGATATACTTAAGGGGATCGGTGACTGGTCGCATAAAACCGTTTTAGATGTAGGATGCGGATACGCAGATTTGTTCAAGCACATACAGAGGGATACAAATTATACCGGAGTTGATATCGATCCGGCAAGAATACAAATAGCAAAACAGAGATATCCCGATGCAAATGTTTTTGTGTTGGATATTCTCGATGAAACCATTGATTCGCAATTTGACTATGTAGTAGCATCAGGAATTTTCAGTAGTCCAACAGCACATCACACAGAATGGATGTGGGCGACCATCGACAAAATGTTTAAGTTATGTAAAATAGGCGTAGCATTTAATTTTATAAGCATTCACGCAAAACACAAACTAGATGATTATATATATAGAGATCCAGATGAAATATTGAGTTATTGCAAATCGATTTCCAATAATGTAGTCATAAAACAAGAATATCTAAACAACGATGCCACAATTTACATGCATAAATAACCGTGAATATATCAGATATTGTACTTATTTTTAGATTTAGAAATTCAAACGACCTGATTGACAGGTTTATGCATTATAATATGCAATATTGTGATTGTTTTGTTGCTATAGATGACAGATCAACAGACACTCATTGCTATGATAAATTAAAGGGTCATCCCAAATGTGCCTATATTGCACAAAAAACATCTAAGTGTAATTTTAGTGAAGTATGTGATAGAGAATCTTTGCATTCTATGGCACTAACAACCCGAAAACAATTTTCTTTATATCTTGATCTTGATGAAATTTTAGATGAATCATTTATAGATGAATTGGGGTCTATTCCAGAGAATGATTATTATACCGCTGATATGATAACGTTGTATCCGGATGAACATCATTATATTACTCAAGGAATTTATGTGAATCACAAAACTACAATTATTTCCAGAATGACAGATGGGCATTATAATCTATCAGATATTGATAGATTACATACATCTAGATTTCCAACAAAAACCGGGTATGATACCTATCATCTATCATCAAAAATTTACCATTTCAGCCTTTGTTCTTCATCCCGTATAATGGAAAGGTATGAATTCTACAAATTACATGATCCGCATAGTATATATCAAAAAAAGGGTTACGATCATTTCCTTAGAAAATATAAATATTCTACGTTAGATAAAAAATGGGAAATATAATGAACTATTATTCAAAAAAAGCTTCAGTAATTATACCCTGCTTCAACTGCTCAGAGGTATTGAGATTTTCGGTGCCATTCTGGATATCCCAGACTTACAAAACCTTTGATATAGTATTGGTTGATTATAGTTCCGATGAACCTGTATATAATAACATTATGCCAGTAGCCCAAAAGTATAATATCAAAATAAATACGTCAGAGGAAAAGAGCAAAAACGGTTACGATGTTTTTGACAAGATTACTATTTTAAGATTGGAAAATACAGCAACATTCAATATTCCGCACGCAATAAATTATGCTGTCACCAGATCAACATCCGATGTTGTGGTGGTGGCCGACCCATATATATTACCTGACGCTCATTATCTTGAAATCATAATGCATCTAGTTTCAGATAATACTTTTGCTCGGTTTAGAAATAGTTCTAGTTTTGAAAGGACTGCGTGGTATAAAGTTAACGGATATCAAGAATTTGTTGTGCCCGTTGGTTATAAAAACAATGATTTCAATACTCGAATACAGAGAAGCGGGTATAAAGAGGTAAAAATTAGCGACGCTTTTGCTAAATATATCAACAATGACAGCGCATCCATCGCAGTAGCAGATGTCAGCATCGGCTCATTACAGTTATATGACAATTATATCGATATGTACGGAATTATCGCCAATTATACTTTATCTCCCGGAGGAAATATCCCTATCGCTGAATTGTCCGGTAAACAAAATTCAGTTTTTGTCGCCAGATCATTTCCAATTCTACCCAAAATTGAATTGCTCACAAAACGGTGTTGTTATGCCGGACGACGAGATGCTCATACATTTTTCTCTGTTGTCCCAACAATGGTTGAGGAAAATTTATTCGTTGATGAAATAGTAAAACAATCAGCAATTTCAACAATCAGGACGGACGATACAGTTGATAGTATACTGGGCAATGTGGATAAGTATATCAACGCCGCAAATCCCATATCATAATAAAATTACGATCTAGACTCGTCTTTCCGCCAGACCATTCAATTCCACATAATTGATATGAGTAGTGGAAATTAATATCTTTGAGATATTTTATCCACTGAATTTCACTGGCATTGCTGCTGTGATCTAATATGATAATTCTTTTATAGGATCCCAATATATCATTGAAATAGCTCTTAATAACCAATTCATAATCGTCAGATTTATCCAATGAAATGTGATATAATAAACAATCACATATTCCAGACTGGGTAGGCTGCTCGTTGAAACACAAAATGCGCTTGGATTTTTCGTGTAACTCGCCAGTCTTAAATGTATATCCGTTATGTGTTTTGATTTCTGTAATAGATCTATTGGTCGTATACGGTATTAACTTTGCGGCAGCATCTATGTGGTGCATTCCGGGCCTGAGAGTAAGAGACCGATACCAAGATCGATAATATATAATAGAATTCATTTTCATGCTTGAAATAATTTGATGTAAAATACCATCAGATTTATTGTAGATATTCCAATCTGCATTAGAAACATATACATATGTTGCATTCCTTTGCCAGTGAGAATAATTAATCTTTGACAAATCTGCTAATATGAATCTGGCCAATGTAATTTTTCTTTTCATTTTAACAAAAGAATTCTCATCATAAAAAGCAGAATACGGATGATTGGTCCCAAAATACCAATGATAACTCATTAGTTGTTGCGTTACGTCTGTGTTGCAGTCATAATATATTTTAATACCACTATTTTGCTGCTGTGCTCGTATAGTTGTACAAAATTCCTGAAGAGAACTAGAATTCTGTATTAATTCACATATATGTTGATTATAATCAAGGTTTTGCTGGTCTCTGTCTACCACTAACAGGTTTTGAGTATGTTCATTCAAAAAGTGAATATATCCCATCCCACCAGCAACCGAAATTATAGAGTGGTCAATCAAATCGGGCTTATTTTGTAAATATTGGACTGGATCTCTATTTGCATAATAAATCATACAGGGCAATTCATATGGTTTTCTAAAAAGTTGTAGCATCCCAGTGCAATTCCATTGCTGCGATTGACTTTAAACGGATTGTAGTAAAGTCCGACCAACATTAAATTAGTCTCAACAACGAATATATTGGATTCGGTGGCCAATGTTGGCGGGCAATCCAATACCATGTCAACACTGATAAATCCACATTGATGTTCGGTTGCCATTATAGAAGATATTTTCTTTCCCAGAGAGATCATTGTTTCTGTTGGCTCTGTAATAATTGATTCGTTGAGCCTAATAAAAGGTGCCGACGGAGCATTCTCATGCGATTCCATGACATACCCCATAATATATTCGCCGAATATTGATTCAATTTTAGCCCGCCAATATATTGGACCAGATGATCCAACATATTTAGTGTAATAATATCTATTCCAATTAGTGAATTCATATGAATACATTTCATGAAACTTTCCGAACATAACAGAGTTGTCATCATCCCCTGCCCTTTTGTATTTTATCTTATTTTTTACTGGGTCATACACTAAAAAATTGATTAGTTGGTTAGATGACGCCGCGTAAGTGTCTGGACCGGCAATTACATGATTACCGAGTTTACTAAAAACATCTTTAATATCAGATGGAAATGCTATATCTTCTGGAACATTTATTTTATACGATCGAAGCGTTTGGATCTGATGTCGCTTTGAAAGAGTTTGGCCACCAAAATAATATACATTCTCGAATAAACATTCTTTCAGTGTGTCAAACGGTAGCAAATCATGGCTAACCAGCAATACTTTCTGATATTTCTTTTGAAAATTCTTAACCTGAGAAACCAATGATTTATTATCTAGCGCACAGACAGATCGAATGTTGTATTCTTCATCTAAAATTCTAGACGCATTCTGATATACATCGGAAAAATCATTGCTACCATAATGAAGAATTACTGCTTTCGTTGCCATGATGGGGGAATCCATTTTGTGGTCTGAATAATATACCGCAATAAACCGTTTTTAGTACTGGTGAAATTAGGAGATGAGTTCTTGCCGGTTGAATGCCACGGATGAAAATTTTCTATCATACGAGTCGAATCACCATCATGGGGAGGTATTATTAGATCGCCATGGTTATATAAATGATGTGCAACAGACATTGCAATATCAGTGCTCATAATTTCATATGGAATATGTACCATAAAAACCGGCCTTAACAAATTAGATTTGCAAAATACCGATCCTGATGCACCAATATCAACTAGAATTTCTTTATTGTTTAGTTCTGAAACTCCCCAATGTTCATCTCTTTGAAACCCGCCATCATCGGTTGGCCTGAGTATCAAGCTGCCACCCGCTACTAAAATTGTCGAGTTTCTATTGGATAAATATGAAATTGCAAATTCAACAAATTGTTTTCCCACTCGAATATCATCATCACAATAAAAAATATACTCATAGTCTGATATAACGGCAGGCACAAATCGCTGCATCGGGTTGAGATCGTTGAATCCACGAAAAACCCTTATATTGTCGAAGAATATATTGTGTTCACTGTTGTTCCAGACGCAATAATCGCAACAATAAGTTTGTTCTTTAAGTTCCCGCAAAATTGTAGGAAGATGTTCCAGTCGTTTCGAATGAGTCATCGTCACTACTAAAACGTTAGACTTTTTCAAGGAATTAACTCCTGTTGAGTTCTTGCTATTTTCTGAGATAAAATAAACAGGTATTTATCTATATTCTCGTCCTTATTTGGCAGGACAAAAATCTGTGATTTTTTGACTTCACAAATCAATGTCCAATCAAACCAATCTTTTGTGAATGTGTAAAAAACATCATATATTTCACTATATGAAATACCGTCAGGAGGGTTGGATTTGTCTAGTGAATCAGTAGAACACACGGATAATTTAATTAGGTTTTTCTCTGAAATCGGATCAAATGGAACAAAATCAATTGGATGATCATTTCCTATGGGCAAACCATAATTGGCGGTATATCCGAATTTTCCTATATACTCATACAATCTTGCTCGATTCACTATTTCACTATTCTTTATGTTTTTCAATTCGTAGTTTTCACCCTGCGTATCAGGATTGTTGGGAATATTAAAAATCAAATGTTCTGGCAATATTATTTGGTAGAGACCCATAAGTGATGCTCTGGTTGAAAAGTCCTCATCTTCGACTCCATACCCAACAATAATCTCTTGATGCCCATTAATCTTTTTCCAATTTTCATATGTGATTGTATGTAATCCCCAGTAACATTGCGTGTAATGGTGGTCATCAATCAAGTTGGCGCAACAATCTAGATAATAGTCCCTTGGGCACGAATCGGCACATGTTGTAGATATAATGTCACATGAGATTTTAGATATGCAATAATTGTATGCGTGGCTAATATTGAAGTACTTAGTACCATTAATTCTAAACAAAACACAATCAGCATCATAATCAAATTTGTTATATGACAATCTTTTTTTATGCAAATCACATATAGATTCGATTGTTTTATATATTGGAATATCAGAGTTATAGTCAATAATGACAATCTGCTTGTTATGATAGACTTGTTCAAACCACATGGGCAGTGTGACAGATAAGTTGTCCAACCTGTTCATGCATGGAATAACAACAGCCAACCGCGCCCCAATGTATGATTTTCTAGATGGAACAACAGTTGATTCAATTGGTGTATCATCCTGTTCAGACGGATCTGCAAGTATGGGTTTGTCTGCCCCATATGCTTTTCCATAGTTATTAATTATTCCATGGCGTCGTCGGTATGAATAATATCTCTGTAAATTGATGATAGATCCCGTTTTTGTTTCTATTCTGCCTCTATTATAATTGCGGGAGAATTTATTATATTGATCCCCGATAATAGACGAAAAATCATGGTGTGAAATATTGTCTGCCAAAATTGGGTCTAAATCATGAAGAAACATACCTTTAACGACAAGGCATTTAGACACAATGTCATCTTCTGCTCCCCAGTATTCGAATAATTCGGGATACCCATTAATTTCTTCAATCGCATTTCGAGGAAAAGATAAACGTCCGAACTGACATCTTGTAAATATATTATGGTCTACTGTCATCATGACAGACTCAAGGTAGAAAGGAGCAGGAGATGTCTCACATCCGGCTATGCTTATTATTTCAGATGATGAATTTCTAATTCCGATATTAATAGCATGACTCATATTAAAATTTGACATTCTATTAATTCGTATAACATTTACCTTTTTATCTGATTTGGGATTATTATAATCTATCTCACATTGGTATCTAGAACATATTTTGCGGATATCTCCATATATTTCTTGGTGTGAGCTATAATCTACTATAATAAGTTGGTATGACCCGTAAATTTGTTCTAGCCACCTTGGAAGGGTATGCATTAGGATTTCTATTCTGTTCATACACGGTATGATAATACATACCTTTTTGCCGTAAAATGTTCGGTTATGCATAAAACTTCCTACTATTTTTGAGAACTTCGTTTCAGGGCATCCTCTGCCAATTTAACCATTAGAGGGTCTTTGGCGGCTGATTTTATAAATTCCTGTTTATCCACTTCTTTATCCTGTCCACCAAGAACTCTGCCCTTTTTGACAATGTGTTTTGGGTCGGGAGTATAAACAGGATCCCCCACTGCCTCGTGGCCAAATGCTCGCTTTCTCATTTTAATTGCTCGATCCTTATCACTAACTTTCTTAGAATGATTGTCCTCTCTGATATCCGCGAGGGTTGGCTTGAATCCCTTTGATGCTATATACCCAATCCCTATCTGTTTTGACATGTTGTGGGCACATTCCGGACAATCTCGCAATGATACGTCCGACATGGCATGAATTATATCCTCGGAATGGCCGCACTTATCGCATATATACTCATATGTGGGAATATTGTATCTCCTTATTTTGATAAGTATATTATACCTAATGCATTGTATAATATAGACAAAAGGAACTTCTATGTCAAAAAAAAATAATATACCCAATGAGAAGGAACTACAAAAAAGGCGAGAGCCAATATATATTCTAGACCCCAAAGAAGTTAGGCAGGAAAAAACCGCCGAGCAAAGAATGATGGATTGGGCAGCCGAAAAAATGCGAAAACATGAGTCAAAATTTGATCTCAAATGGAGAGACTGGCAGATAATCACTTCTGGCGTAATTGAGCCCGAAGAACTAAACGTAGGAGCAGTTTACAAATTTCCAGATTTACACTGGTATATTTATAAAGTTAAACATTTGTATAAAATTGTCCTATTAAGCGAAATGAAGTTGCTTTTCAGAGCAGAATTCGCTAAAATATAAAGGAAGTGGCTATGAAACTTGTACCAGTAGTTTGCAAAAATGACGTAAGCACAATAATAAATAAAATACAGGATTTCCTCGATAAAGGAAGTATTATTAAGGGTATGCACTTGGTGGATCACACGGATGATCAAGTAGTACTTCTAATTTGTGACCAACCAATCAGTAAAGAGATGGCAGAAATTTTCTGGACCGGATATCAAACAGCACTGGGATAACAAAAATGGACGGAAAAGAACTTCAAGAAATATTAAAGGACTCAGATATTCAATTTGTCGGCAAATACATGAAGATGTTTGACCGCATATTGTTATACACATTGGCAGTTAATTTTCTACCCGAAGATGCTATCAATGGAACAGTTAATTTATGGGACAAGGTTATCAAAAACGGCATTAATCAGGAAGTCAATGTTCGAAATGAATTCATGGAGAATACTCCGGCTGGTCGAGATGCTAAATATCACAGTGAACCCGATGGCGAAACACTTCGATTACATTCTGTAAAACAATGGAAAATTGCAAGAAATATTATAATATCAAACCTTAAAAAGCCAGATGATTTGGCCGATACTGGATTTGATGGATATGAAGAGGTCTAATGTTCTTTTCCGCAAATCGGACAAATGAACTGGAAATTAGGTTTTGAAGGCTCAGTTTTCTTGGTGGGAAACACAAACTGAAACATAGCACAAAATAGTCTCTTAATTTTATGCAACATTGGTGCCTCCTTTTTAAAACTAATTTACCTAATCGATCACATTTTGTCCTTCTGAGAGATTATTAATTTGAAGTGAAGGGATTCGAGAAGTAGACGTGTTCGTATTTCCGGTCTGAGTAGCATTCATAACGGACATATCTTGACCTCTCTAATGCATGTCTCCTGGTGCTTATAATTGCTCCGGTATTCGGTTCTTTCCTTTTAGTAACAAGAAATCCCTCTATGTCTTTATCGTAGAGGATGAATTGCTCAAATAATTTAGAATATTAGTTGTTGACTTCTTCGAGGTTAATCATTAATTCATTTTCCCTGTCATTTTCACCACGAAGAAATCGATTGATAAGGATACCGCTATGAGTTGTGGCAAAAATCTGCTGATGTTGAAAAATCTCTTTTAGACATTCAACCATTTGAACATGCCGATCGTAATATACATGCATCTCCACATTATCAATTAACAATAATCTGGGCCATTTGTCCATGACCGGGTCACCGACTTTGGGATATTTTAATGAATGCATCAGGTTAAAAATATCACTAAATGATTTGCATATCTTACGTTCACCGGCAGACATGCGCTTAAAATGAATTCTATAATTTTTCTTAATAATAACAAAGTCAGTAGAAAACTCTCTCTCTTGTGGAGTTAGCCCTTTTGGTGGCAAACATTCGCATGGAAATCGAGTGATTTGAGATACAATTTTTTCAAAATCGTCTTTTTGTGACCAGTGTAACTGAAACTTACTCATCGATAAGTCAGAATCAGATTTTATGAAATATGAAATCCTCTTTCTGTATAGCAGGTGATCCGACTTCCAAGGACCACTTCTCATTGATTTTTGTTCAGCATCATCGTCATCATTCTCATTAATTATTGCTATTGGACACAGATCATTGCGAACCCACCCATTCTGGTTAATCTGTACTATATATTCTTTGCCATCAATATCATAAATTCCCTCAATAAACATTTCTCTTTCGGTTTCATCGGTTACTTTTTGCCAGGTAGGATCATAGTCAGGGTGCCGAACATATTTTTGTAATCCCTGAGAAACAAATTGGCTTGTCCTGCCGAATATGTCACCGGGTAGCATGGAGACAGATTCTAGCAGCGTAGACTTGCCCACGCCGTTTGGCCCAAAGAAACATACGTATTTATATGGTTCTCCGTTTGGTTTAATAAAAGAGATTTCGTAATTTTCAAAATTACAAAAATTGACAAGTTTCAGTTTTTTTAGAAATAGCATTATTAATTTGGTTCTCTAATGACACTATATCATTATACAGCGACGGGTCGATCTGGATATTTAAATTCCTTGCCTTCATAGTTTCGCAGAAATACAAAGTTAGGATCATGACCTATGACAGAATCAGGAGTTATTGGTATTTTACCGCCTCCACCAGGTGCATCAATCACGAAGGTTGGCACTCCATATCCGGTGGTATGTCCACGGATCCCAGATATGATTTCCAATCCCTTTTGAACTGGTGTCCGAAAATGTCCTGAACCAGAAATCGGATCGCATGCGTATATGTAGTATGGTTTTACGCGTATTTTAAGAAGTTCATGCATAAGTTTTTTCATTGTCTTAGAATCATCATTGATTCTAGACGCTAATACTGTTTGACTACCAAGTGGTATACCAGCATCAGCTAGCATACAACATGCCCTTGAAACTTCTGGTGTGATTTCAACTGGATGCATAAAATGGATACTGATAAATAACGGATGGTATTTACGAAGCATATTGCACAATTCTAAAGTAATCCTTTGCGGTAATACACAGGGCACTTTGGTACCAATTCTAATCATTTCAATATGAGGAATTGCTTTTATGCGTTCCAGGAGCCACTCCAGCCGCTCGTCCATCATCGTCAGCGGATCGCCGCCGGACAGGAGCACGTCCCGGATCTCCGGGTGTGCGGCGATGTAGTCGAGGGCCTGCTGGTACTGGTCCGTGTTGAAGTGGTACTCGCCGGTCTGGCCCACCATCCGAGCGCGTGTGCAGTAGCGGCAATACGTGGCGCAGAAGTTCGTGACCAGGAACAGCACGCGGTCCGGGTAGCGGTGCACGAGCCCCGGCACCGGCATGTGCTTTTCTTCTGATAATGGGTCATCAGACTCAAACTCTGTTCGAGTAAGTTCTGTGCTAACAGGAACCATCATTTTTCTGATTGGATCAGCGGGATCGTTTGGGTCAATTAGAGATGCATAATACGGAGTAATGCCAACAGGCAAATGATCTCCTATCTGAGAAATGGCATTCTTCTCATCATCTGTTAATTGAATAATATTTGATAGACCCGTTGTGTTGCGAATACGAGACCGAAGTTGCCAATGCCAATCATTCCATTCGGATATACTGGCATTAGACAATCGACAACGAAATTCATTAGATTTTGGAGATATAACAAAACCAGTGGAAGGAGGTTTGTCTTCTTCTACTGGTTTTGAATCCTCTGATTTTACTTTATTACAACCCGATTCGGGAGGCTCTAAATTAGAGCCACTTGATTCATTTTTCATTTTTAACTACGTTAATCCGTTCTCAATTTACCGGCCGCGATGACCAGAGTTAGACCGCCGACTTAAACCAGGGCGATGACTCAACCCGGATTGACGGCTAACAGGACGACTACCAATTCTGTGCTGAGAGCCAATACGTTGGCTGCGTTGAACATCAATCCTGGGCTGGTGGACAGGACGATGACTAATTTCAGTTCGAGGGACAAATCGCCGGTGTTCATAACTAAACCTGCCATGATTAAACGGCCGATCGTGATGATACACTGTCCAGTTAAATACATAAGTTGGACATGGATGGTATAAAGTCACAGGATAAACATATCTAGTTGGCGGTGGAAGGTATGTTACTACGACTGGAGGCTCGTATACAACTACTGGTTCCTCGTATACAACCACCGGAGGCTCGTATACAACTGGAGTAACATAAGCTACTTCTGCATAAGTATAAATCGGTCTTCCAAAGCTAAAGCTGAACATAAAACTGTCTGCCATCGCAACCGTTGAAGTTGCCAGCAATACTGCAACACTCAGCACTGCCCATCGAACCTTAATCATTTGTTTCTCCTTGTTTGTTAATCCGATTCATTCGGTATTATACTCTAATTTTTCGACAACTCCTTGTTCTCTTTTAGACGATTGGATATCTACTTTTATTCCCGCCTTTTCGAGCTTTTGTATGTAATCGACCCCTAATTGTTTCTCCAAATATCGTAAGTACTGCCCTTGTAATTTACAAGTTAAAATACGAGGTATGTTTTGCATTTCCTCCCCTATGTGGTATTTTGGTTCTCCATTTATCCAGTATACTCTAGATAGCACACCAAATGAAGTTATTACATAATAAATATTATTTACTCCTTCGATTATGCCAAATTTTTTGATTTCTTCTTCAGTTGGAATTCTTTTAGCCAATTTTTACTCCTACTTGAATAAACTTGCCAGCGTCTGCTCTTTTATTATGTTTTGAGTCGTCGTTCACCTATTTCACAATATTTTTTATCCAACTCAATATTTATAGAATTTCTGCCTAAATTTTTTGCTGCACGAGCAGTTGAAAAACTGCCCCCAAATGGATCTAACACAATATCTCCAGGATTAGAGCTGGCTTTTATAAAAATTTCCAATAATGGAACGGGGATTTGACACGGATGTTCAGTCTTGTCTCTGCTGACATTCTTAACTAAATTGAGATGGAAGACATCGTAGGGGGTCTTTCCTTTGCTGCCATCTTTTACGCGTTGAATTATTCTTTTGTCAGTGGGATTACGATAGGGCTCTGCTATGTCATCTTTATTAAATGTTTTAGGTTTTTTACCTTTGATATAGAATAAAATCGAGTGTTGGCTACGGGTATAGTTAGTTGGAGACATGCCAGTATTAACAGGATAGTGCCAAGTCATCCACCGTTTGAACGTTAAGTGCTTATCTAGAAATGGCATAAGATATGCATTATTCTCTGGATAGTTAATAAGATAAAGTGATCCACCATTTTTTAATACTCTAATACATTCAGATAACCAAATTTCACACCATTTTAGGTATTCATCTTTGCTTTTATTATCAGCATAAGAATTATATTTTTTCTTAATATTGAAGGGAGGATCTGTAATAATTAAGTCGATGCAATCCGATTGTATATTTTTTAATTCGGTTATACAGTCGCCATGGATTATCTTATGCATGTTTGATTAACAATCCAATTGAAGCCAGACCTAATAGTATACCAATCCATTCGGTGATTGTCAACTGCTCTCGATAATATCCGACACCTATACAACAGGCCAAAATGGCACTTGCAACTGAAAATAGCACAGCACCCCTAGATAATTCTGCTCCATTGCGAAGCGCAATTAACCAAAAACTACTACAAATAATATAGAGCAGAATTGATATTGATGCTAAGTGGAATTGTCGTCTAATAGCATATTCTTTGGCAAAAATATCTGCGATAGACTCAAATATAATGAGGAATATTAATGGAAATATCCAATAACTCATTACGATTCCACAGCTGGATCTGCAAGCATTTTATTCGCCCACTCTTTGTCATCCGGGGTTAAATGTCCAGATACAAAAAGTGTTTGCGGCAGCGATTCCTTAAAAGATGTGCCATCGATAGGTAGCCATTTCATTTCCATATTATGATATGTGACTATGGTTGCTTCATTATTATCCTTCAGAAAATCACATAACTCTTGTTGTATTTTTTTAATGTCATCTGCGCTTGCTGGCCGAGTTTCGTTGCCAACTTTAACAAGTAACATACCGGGAGTGGGGGATCGATTAACTTTGCTAATATTGATTGGGATAGGAAATCCTGATTGTCCAATTATCTCACCATCTTTAGGCGGTGAATTATGTTCTTGCACATACTTAATGACGTTGTCAAGATCAGCGACAGTTGCTATATCATCACTACCTATCCTGATTAGTATAACAGGTGACAATTCTCCTGATATCTTATTTTCAGACATTTTCTCCCTCATTTTTTGCTATCAGTTCACGTTCGTCTACTTCACATTCACACGGAAAACACGTTGCTTTATTATACACGAACCGCTGTTCTTTTATTGGTTTACTCTTGTTTTTGGGAACAGTAGTCCTATTTTTATCCATCCAGTCGCCAAAATAGTCACTAGATACTGTAACAGTTTTATATATTGGAATTACTTCGGCTTTATTTATTTTTTGCCCACAACTAGGACAGTGTAGTTTCCACATTATATCTTCGCATCCAGATGACTTTCGCATTTTTCGATTAAATCTAACCATTTGCTTATACCGCCTTCGCAGCACTGTCCGTGTCCAGCGTGGGCAATGCAGTATATGTCAGACATTATCTTTCGAATCAATTCGGCATTCTTTTGGACTTCTTCCGCGCTTTCAGGCAAAGCGTCTCCGCTTAATATATATTCGATTGCAAGCAATGCTCGCAACATTCGTTCCTCTGCTGAACATTCTCTAATTGGTGTCATTTTATTCTCTTCATCTCTGTTGTGTTTAACTTCAAACGTCAAAAGCACTTATTTTCTCTTCTTGTACTCTGGACCACCCAAATATTCTTTGGGCATATCAATCCCGAATTTCTCTTTGATCTCTTCTAGAATGTTCTCATCAGTTACTTCACCTCTGGCAATTTCTTTGAAATTATTCTCATATATTCTGTTGAGAAACTTTTCGAGACCAGTGTGTTGCTTGAAGAACTCATTCTTCTTATTGATGCTTTCAGATACTTTTTGCTTGCCCCCACTAAACTTATACCACATTGCCTTGTAGGCTTTTTGTTTGCTCTTGTAACCCCATCCCTGAGCGTCATCGACTACTTTGCCATCGTCGTCTTGGATTACGTATCTGGGGTCGAAACGGTCACAACCAGTTTTTAGTTCTACTTTCACGTTATACTCCTCTTTGATCCAGAATATACTGCTTAATCACGTCTAACGTGACACTCGGTTCTATCTCCTCTAATGGTATTGTATTGCATTTTCGAGGAGAATGCAAGAAAAACTACAATCGAGATGCCTTTTTTAGAAGTGCAATTGCCTCTCGCCACAGTTTGGTTCGCATGACCATTTTGGATGCAGTAGCATAAATCCCGTCGTCTATATTACCTTTAGACAAAACTTTGATGGCGATTATTTCGTCTCTTAAACTTTTGATCATTTCGTTATCTATTAATTGTCGTAAAGAAAACTCTATAGCATGTTTTTCTTGATAAATTCTATTTCGTATATTATACATTTTCATGATATATTTTATGCAAAAACAATTGTTTCTAATGCACCGAACATGTCCAGTTTCGTGATAGAGAGTAACAATTTTTCTATAATTAGGATGAGATTTGTCAATAAACATTTCTATTTTATTGTTTTTGTATCGAAGTATAAAACCATACGAATTTTCTTCGGTTGATTTTTTTATTATATACGATGGAAATTCTTTTATATATATTTTGTATTGTTTTGAAATGGTCTGATACTGTTGCCGCAAAAATTTGGCTGTGATTCTACTCATTGTGCTCAGGCATTCAGGCAATTATCAGGTATAATATATGTAGAATAAAGCGAAGCCAGGGCCGTTTTCTTGTTTTGAGCTGAGATATACTAACAGGTCCAAACATTATTACACTCAATTGGGGGCAAGAGAAATAAATTCTCTTGCCCCCAATTAAATTAAATCTTAATCACTGCAAGCAGCAGCCAGTGCCTGGAACCCGCCTAGATTAACTATCGGCAGAACAACTTCTACCTGTGTGCCGGCTTCGGCTTCCACCAGGTCAACATGAACCGCATTTATACCGGGCAATGCTAAGATTTCATCCATACTAAGGCCAACAAATGGGCTTTGGCCTCCCGACATAACTGCTGTTACAACAGTCAATTTGGCCAATCCAGTTAAAGCACCACCAGTTGCATCTGTGGTTGGAATCGCAACTAAGGCCCGAATGGTTAGATTGTCTATTTGTCCAATCGTGACAAAAGTTGGAGCGCTTGGAGCAACAATGTCCGTTGTCGCTAATTCTGAGAGGGATACTGGTCCGTATGACATACATTTCTCCTGTTAAAGATTACCGAAGTTATAATTCGGAACAATTATTGTTCATACCTTTTTTGACAACTATATCTTCTTATTTTCAACTTTGTGTAAATGGAGCCATTTCCGAAGCAGTTGAATAATGTGTCGTGTCCAATTGGAAACAGGATGACCAATAATATGTTCAATGGGCCAACCATAATAATCTGTTTTTAAATCAAAGTACACAATTTCTTCCTTACTCGACAACTTTGTGTAAATTGTCTTTAGAATACCAATTACCATCCGAGAGTCGGGCGTATGATGGAGTGACAATTTCGACACTAAATGTTAGGTTTAAATTCTGTGCAACACAAACCAATTGTCCTTCTCTAATATCTTTTGGGGTTGTAGGTAGAATTGACATGATATTTACTCTCCTTGGGATATTGTGCTTCGTCTTTCTCTGTTTTTGCGGTCGGCGGCCCGCAAACTCTATTCTGGTGTAGGCAACATCCTCATTGCCTCAACAGCTTCGGGGAACCAATGCTTCACAGACTTGAAATGAGAAGAATCTACACTTCCCAAAACCAATACGTAGCAGTGATCGTCATTTATGATATGTGCTACCCCGCCGTACTCATCTTTCAGGGTGACAATGGGATCATGGGTCGGTGCAGGATTATCCCCAACGATTATATCTGGATCTGGTTTTTCTTGAATCTTATACATTTCGGGCTCCTTTTATTGTGGCTCCAGTTGTTCTTCATACTTTTCACAACAAGCGGCAGATTGCTCCTAAAGCTCTGACAAAATGTACCTGATAAGATCGTCGATGTGCCGAAACATTTCTACATTCTAACAGTTCGGAACTTCAATCTCAATTTTAATCTTCTCAGTATTAATACTAAACTTCATCGGTTTTCTCCCTTAATTGTTCTTCTATTTGGTACAATATTATACACCATTTTCGGTCAGTGGATGAACTTCGCTCTTCCGAATTCTATTAGAGATGGATCGTAACATTTTTGGAGTTAGACCGCCATTGATACCCTCTGGATATTCAGGATTTGGCTTAAATATATATATATCGAGAACCAACAATATCTACCAAACCTTCGTCGTTCCGAGCATAAGCAATTTCTTTAATAATGGCTCCAATCTCTACCCACGGATCACCTTGAATTCCGAGTTTTGTTGCCCGTTCCATCTCCCAAATAAAAACCAGTTCTCCACCAGATTGACAGCTACTGTGCGTCCCATGATCGTGATACCGAGAGGACATCTTATCTTGAGGTAAGAACTTCAGTTTTGTCTCCAACCACTTCTGCATTTTATTTCTCCTATTCTTTCTCTACACTACCAATGATAGCACCTGATTTGCGCAATTGTTCGATTTTGGTTTTAACCCAAGACTCATATTGTTTTTGTTCCGGAGATTTGGCTGCTTCTCTGGCGGCTGCTTCCTCTGCGTTTTTACGTCCAATTTCTTCTGCCATTTTGTGCATTTCTTCTCTGATTTTACCATCAATTTCATCAGAGGTTGCTACTCGACCATTAAAAATAGCATCGATAACTTTTGGACCAGGATTATAATCATGTTCTTCTATATAGTGATAAACACCAGCAGGACAACGAAATTCTAACCCATTGTAATATATGATATGGCTACCATTGAAATTTTTAATAGTCTCAGGTTTATTCTCCTGCTGGGATTGTATGGACATCCACTCTCGATAATTTTTAGCGGCTTTTGTTTTTTCTTTGCGAGTTCGAGCCCCACATATTTCACATTCATGAGACCCCATATGGTGCATTACTTGATAAGTTGGTTTTCTGTATTGTTTGCCATCAAATGAACTGGTTTCCCATTCGAATGCGTCGTCTATCTCTTTTAGCCGATTAATGACTTTATTTTTGAGTTCAATATCTTTCCATCCCCTACTTTCCCAGGAGATTTTTGATCCTAGCCATCCCCATGAATACCTATTTTTCATAGGTTCCTTACTGCCGTAATCAATATTTGATCCATCTTTAATATACATTTTCACTTACCCCAGTTAGTTACTTAACCCAACTCAATGACCAACTATCTCCGGGGGCAGTATCAATTCCACCCAGCGGATGGTGGAAATACAATGGATAATCCTTACCAAAACAGCCCTTGGGACAGGTGCATTCTTTCCTTTCGGGATAATTGGCATTCAATTCAATTTGTTTTTCCAATTCTTCGCCTTCCAATTCCCAGTCTATTTCTGGTCTTGGCGGAAGATCATGAATTTCCAATTCAGATCCACAAAGGGGACAATACATTGTCACTCTCCCGCTTTTGTGGGCAAATCTTCACAGCAACCACTCCTCGGTTCATGATATGGACTGCCGCATTGCATGTTGACAATATGCATCTGATGTTCTTGATTTGTGTAGGGACTATGCACCTTAACGGTGACAAATCCTTGGTTGAATTGGTTTTGCAACGTCCAATACATCTCAAGGGCTTCCCGTACAATGGTCTCGGTTGACCACTTGGGATTAGTTTCTCTCAGAAGATTCAAACACGTTGCATTGTCATCTTCAAGAACAACATTGATTCGATTACTCATGTGGTTTTTACTCCATTTTTTGGCCAAGGCAGTGCGGCATGATCGAATTACCTGGATGCCTTTAATTAAGGCAATACGGCTCGTCAGAATTACGGTTAGTGCAGTGGCGAGCAACAAACATCCTGGCATGGATTTTGGTGCAGGCTTTACGACATGCCGCACTACTAGTATTATACCGCCAAATTACGCATATGTCAAGGATTAATTATCCCCATTGAATGATCGCTGGTTTATTTTTGTCTAATTGCAATCGGCTAGCTGTAAATGCCATTTCTTCCAGAGCATTTAATATTTCCCAGATTTTATCTTGGTCCATACCCTGATCTGTCCATTTTGCACCAGGCACATTTTCTTGTTCTTCCTGCTGTGACCAAGGAGAGTCAATGGCGTAAGGATTTTCTTCGGGCTGATTTTGATTCAGAAAACCTCCCTGAGGCGGTCGAATGGCAGACTGAATACGTCCGTAAGCCTGTTTAATACGCCGAAGTAAATCTTGTGCAGTTACTTGTCCTTCGGGATCTTCGGGGCCGCTTAGTGGACCAAGAGGACTGTCTTGAGTCTGCTGTTTAGATAACCCAAGCAATTCCAGAATTGTACCAGCATTACCATTTGCCAGATTTAATTTTGGTATTTTTTCTATGTTCTGAGTTTCATTATTTCTGACCTGAAGTACGATTTTGTAGGCATGTGGATGCATCATTCTTGATCGTGATTTTTGGCTGGCTTGAATATCGATACCCAAAAGAGCAAGTTCTTTAATAGCCATTGAAATATATGGCTCAACTTCCGATGGATCAACCTGAGCAGGGACATACCAATTAATATTACCCATAAGATCATCCCACTGAGGAGCATCTGGAACTATAGTATTGTTCAACAAACCATCCACAATCCACGACCGGGGATAGGTATCACCAATAAGCTGATCAATATCATGGCAAATAGATTGAAGTGTTTTGGGTTGAGATATACGTCCAGAACCCTGTATACTGAAAGTTATAGAGGCAGTTTTACAAATACTCGCTGCAATTTTTTGAAGCCAGTTAAAACGTTTCATGGACTAATATACGACCTTAGGCGATGGTTATCCTTCGTCTCTTCTTTCTGGCGGATTCCAGCCACTTACGCAATTCTTGGGCACCATGTCGTAGAGACCTAATTTCTCTAAGATTTCCGCTGCCAATGTTTTCCGTCCATCATTCCATCCTTTATCATAGTTATCATCTTCTGGATACTCTGGCTGCTGGAACTCTTCTTTCAGAAACTGCACTGCATCCAAAAGTAAATGCTCGTTTTCACTAACAATCATCACACCTATCTTTTCCATTTCACTTACTCCAATTGCTGAGAAGTTCATCCATTTCTTTACGGGTTTCGCCCGACTCATCATTAAGACAACCACGAATATTACCACAATATTTATAGGAAAATTTCGAGATGAAAGTTTTACCACAATGATCACAAACATTTTCGTATGGATTAACTAGGGCATCTGCCTTCTCTTTTAATTTACGCCTTTTCTCTTGGCGTCGAGCAATTTCTTTTTCACTCACTCCACATGCCCTGTCCCAACGAGCGTGATCTGCTTCGGTCCATTTATGAGTTGAATAATCTGTCATTTTAATCTCCAGTCTTCGCCTTCAAATATAGCCAAATCCATAATTTCTCCTCGAATTGGTTCTTTTAATTCTGCTAATCGTTGCTCTATTTCTGGTTTAGTAAGATTATCTCTAGATATAGACATATTTTCCATCAGCCGCTCAAGAAAATCGTCATCTTCTACATGCCATAATCGACCATCATATGTTTGTCCGGAAAACAAACCAAAAGCAAGAGAGATTAATTGTCCAAATCTTAATTCTGGATTGTTTTTCCAGATATTACCAAGGATGCCCAGAAATGGTTCTATTCTATCAGGTCTTCGCATTGTTTGTCAATTCTATCGAGTTATTTATAAGCCAGTCTCTAAAAAGACAACCACTAGCGTGTCCATCAATCAGATTTTTGTTGTGAGTATAACAGTATGGACATTCTTTTTCTATTTTGTAGTCTTCGACTATCCTTCGAAATATGAGTAAAACCGTCTGAATGTCATGTGTTGACCATTGCATTAGTTTGCTCCTTTAGAATCAAATCAGATCCATCCCCGTCGAAAAATCTTTTGGCGGCCCTCTTAAATGTGCGACAAACACGGTTCAAAAAAGAAAACTCTATCTTGCGATTATCGGGAGACATATATCTTGTAGCGAATCTACGCAATTCGAAGTTGCGTGTTTTCTTATAATCATCGGTTGTCTTGCACCATCCAATACAATCCCACCCAATGCGCTTGATTTTATATCGTTTGATAATCTCAAGTCCAAAAAAGAAAGCAAATTCTGCCGACCACTGATCCCAAATGGCGTATTCAAAAGTAACAACTTTTTTACCCCAGATTTTATCGGGTATTTCTATACGCAAACCACTCTTTCGAGATTCCGGTGGTTCGCCTTCAATGTGAGGAGGGATTAAGTTACCACCATCGGGGGCAAGTTTTTTGAAACGCATCTTCAGGTCGTCCATGTCGGACTGACGAGAAAAATCAACAATTAGCATACCACTCATGCGCTACACCTGCCACGTAATTATACTTGCTTCTGTGTCCTCATAAAGATAATAATGTGGCAGATGATTACACTTATCATCGCAATAGCATGACGCCGTTCTTGATACGTGCCGTTTGCCATCATCGCACCACCACGAGGCCATGCCATCGTATTTCCATTTACCGCCAAAATGTTTTTCAAGATATTTAGTCTTATTCAGGCGTGGAGATGCGAGCCAAAAATCAATGATTTCAGTCATACAATATCCTATGTGTTTTCCAGCGGCGGCTGTCCTGCACTAGTTACCAGAAAGAACTCAAGCAGCTTCTCAGGACGCATCCACGCAATCGGCTCAGGCATTTCATCGTCACCACAAAACCATTTGCCTTCACGACTGTCATAAGGTGGAAAGTATCGACAGAAGCCATCGTGAATATAATGACCAATTTGCGGGTGAAAATAAATTACGAGAGAATCCTCACCCGAGACAGGCTTCGCATTCTTGGTCAAGTTCCACATTTTTCACTCTCCTTGTTTTCCGGTGGCGGCTGTCCCGCCTCTGGTCTCAGCACTGTGGCTCGTATTTCCATTTCGCTTATTCTGTCCATCAGTCCAAATTCTGGGGTTTCAGATAATTCTCGACGGAGATCGTCTATGTCAACCTGAGTTGGGGTCTCGGGATAAAGTGCCATGTGGTAAACATGGAATTGACCGTCCTCTTCTCTCTTGCCGACAAGCAACGCGTTCATTTTTCACTCCGAGGCGGCACCGCCACTCAACTGTCGTATAGTTAAACTGCTACTTCTGCCGAACTCTTTTTCTACCAACAACCGCAGAAACCCCAAGTGCCACATCATCTTAATCATTGGTAAATTACACGGTTCGGTTGCCATTTTATTCATCCATTTTCTTTATTAATTCTTTTAGGCTTAGTTTTTTCATCTCTGCTAACTCTGCATTATATTTTTCCCATGCTTGTTCACCACGATCATAATATCCATCATCTAGTTTGCGGGCTAATCCTAAAGACACAAGAGAATCTGCTATTTCATTTTCTTTACATAGTATAGATTTAAAAGTTCTAAGTTGATCTAATATATCGAGTTGTTGTTTAGTCAACTGAGTTTCTAATTCACTCTGATATTTAGAATACCTTTTTTGTTGCTTTTGCCGGGACTGGTTCGATCGTACTATATATTCATTTTTTGTTTGTTCTACATCTTTTTCCCAGTCAATACCAGCCTCAGTGCAAATTTGCTTGGATTCTTCCTCTGAATATCCCATAGATTGAACTGCTGTTAATACATTAATGTACCAAAATCCAAGGCGATGAGCATATTTCTTACGATTTATAATTGCTTCAGATGTCATTTTTTCTCCTTTAAATTACTCCCGACAATCCCATTCTACGACAAAATTCAGAATTAGACATAATTTTTCACCTCTTCGAGCATTTCGGGCAATAATACTCTACATCATAAAAATCAAAACGTCTTTCCTTTATGAGACAATCATGTTTTGGGCAATACATTGATTTAGTATGTTTACCCATAAAATAAACAGATATTATACCAACAGAAACTATTATTACTGGTGGTATCCAACCATAGTACATATAAGTTATAATACTGGACATTACAACTGGAAGCATCATAAATCTACATCCTCTGCTTATTGCTTCTTTGTCAAATTTACCACTATTACGCCATGTCACGTTCATGTGATCTCCAGTCGAGATTCTAATTTTTCTCTAATAATTTCAAACATTCTTCGATGGTTAAATTAGGTATAATCTCGATCCTGCTCTAATAGCGCCCTGCGGGCACCTTCTGCATACTCAGATATACGTGCTTCTCTTACTTGTTGTTTGTATTCCTTCACTTCTTTTTCATGACATGTCGGACAATAATATTCTACATCGTAAAAATCCCAATGTCTTTCCTCTATAGGGCAATCATGCTTTGAGCAATACATTGATTTAGTATGTTTACCTATAAAATATATAGCAATGACACCAGCGAGAATTATAAGTATCACTGATATCCAACCGAAATACAAATAGGCTATGATGCTGAATATTATAGTTGGAAGAAATATAGGCTGAGAGCCTCTATTTATTGCTTCTTTGTCAAATTTACCACTATTACGCCATTTTACGTTCATGTGATCTCCAGTCGAGATTCTAATTCTCCGCAGACAGGGCAAATCGTACCAGTATTTTCATCCGAAAGCTCGCAACCACAAATACGACATTTGCGGTCACAATCCCAACAAATACCATCAAAATCGTCAGGGGCTAACCGACATCCACATACTCCACAATAATTCCACTCAAACCCAATCATATTTAAAGCAATCCTTCTTCCGATTCAACAATGGCCCATCCAAATTGTGGACGAACAGAAAAGTCATCGTTCTCAATTATACCCATAAATCCACCAACAAATTGCATGTGAAACACTTGCTCATAATAAAACCACTCAAATGGCACTTGTGATACACCACTTGGCAAATTCTCAGAAGTAATATATGACCTACCACCGACGAGATTGGGATTCGGATAATGTGTTTTACCGTATCTGTCGTATAAATATGGACATAAATTTAAAGCCCATCCCGTAATTTCTGGACTGCCACTTCCAATTGATTCTTCTTTAAATATAGATTTCCACTGTTTAATGTCAACTTTACCGCATGCTGCATCATAAAAAGTCTGACATGTTTCTAATAGCGGATCCTTCCACCACGCCGGAATTATGTCGCTTAGAGATTTGGCTCGCTCATTCAAGTTATTCCAGTCTTCTCTCGTGCCTTCAAGTTCAACAAATGGTATACCGCAGAGTGTATAGACCTCAAACTTAAAATAAGATTGAACTGAGTCCATTAAAGCAACATGGTGAATTGCTCTTTCTAATTGGCCAGTTGTGGAAAAATTGGGCACGAGTTGTTGCGCTCGATCTCCGATGTGCTCTGCAATCAACGAGTTGAATGTTTCAAAAACTTCTGGCCAAGGATTAACACCACCTTTGACGAAATCATCTCGCCGCACTTTAAGGGTTATTTTATCTTGATGTTTTACAAATTTACTACGCATATCTTCTGGATTCATAAACACATGCAAAGATAAACCCTGAACAATAGTATTCCAAATCATATCTGGAGAGATAATTAATTTACGGTGGTCATAATATGCCCTCAACATTGCACCAAATAATCCGTGCATATTGAATGGAACAGTGGATTTTGTAGAACCACGAGATTTCTTGCCTACAAGTTTACCCATCTCTGAATGGCATTCAACATGATACCCCGTAACTTTGGCTTTAATTGCATCTAAGGCATTAACAGTGGGCAAATGATCATGTGGGGCACTTAGTTTTGAATCAATTTCAATTAACACATATTTCTCCTATTGTTGTTTTACCATCCTTCGGTATCGACTCGTTTTCTGCGTTCCTCGCCAACTTCAACAATAAAACCAGCCGATTTAAGGAATTCACTGGCATCATAAATACCGACATAAATTGCGTTCAAATGGGGTTCCTCTGCAACCTCATCTCGCCAGAACCGAGCCAAACAAGGATATTCTTTAGGCAAAGGCGGATCTAGCACATTAGCTTCTCTACATAATTCCGATATTGACATAAAATCATTCTTTGTTTGTAAAATAACCCATCCTTCGCAAAGACCAAATACTTTGCGGAAATTTAATTCGTGAATATAAGACATAATCATTCCTTCACAAAATCAGGCGGAATAACTAAATGATAAGGTTCACCTAACGGAATTAATTCTCGAAGTCTTTGCTGTGCTTTATTTATATCAGGCGGGTCAAATTCTAATTGTCTTAGGGCGTCAATTAAAAGATTACGCTCGCAATATTCATTAGTATTTTCGGATTCTTTAACCCACTCTAAAGCAATTTTCATCTCTTGTTCGGTCATGTTTATTTGTCTCCGCATAAAAAGTATCGGTCAAATTCACTGAATCTCACTCGGTAATTCCCTGTCGATGTCTCTATGACAACATTAAGAGATGGTTTGGATATCCAAACACAAGATACATTTAATAAATCTAGGGCCTTTTGCGGAGATATACTTTGGGACTCGGGGTATCTTTCCGATCTGGTTTCTATATTAATAAGTCCAAATTTATTACGCAAAAGCTCTGCACCCTTCTGTCCGGCAGCAATATGATTTTTTATCACTCCCCTTTTCAGGGGAGAAACATCTATATCCGAGCTTAAACTCCATCCGCAGAAAACGCCGAAAAAGAAGAATAATGCACAAAGTATGGCATTGATGAGTAAAATCCACACTACCATGTTGTGTAATTCACTCCTCTTTTCAAAAGAGAAACATCTTACGGCTCATTATACTGCTGGCTGTGGGAGTTGTCAAGTTGCAATTCACTTCATTGAAGAAACATTCCACATCTCCTGCGCTGTATAATGTATTATGTGGTAAATTTTGTCATAATTCTTACAGGAAATAATTATGACAGCGAAGTAAGTATTAGTAGAAAGGAGCTTTTTATGACTTCAATGGAATTTATCGAGCAATATTTAATTACACCTAACATTAAGTTATATCCGAGGTTAAAAGAAATCATGTCCAACTTCTATATTGGACAATACCGAGAGTTAGTTGCCGTTTTGGGAAGACGTAGCGGAAAGGATTATCTTGCTACACTGCTGCTACTGGCAGAGACACGGCGACTATTAGAAATACCAAATCCGTTTGAATATTATAATATCCCAAACCAGGACACGATTTATCAGCTTGCTGTTTGTAATAGTGCAGAGGAGGCAAGATCTTTCTTCACGGAGTTGAAACTGCTTGTTACTCGATCTGAGTATTTTCGAGATGAGATAACCAAAATAGAGCAGAACAAAATTTGGTTGCCAAGGCGGAATCGATCAGGATACATTTGTTTAATGGTTGCTCACGCCAATAGTTCAAATCTCCTGGGCAAGCGATATTTCACTCTTGTATTCAATGAGATCGCGTCATTTCCAGGGCAGTCGGGTGATAGAATTTATAATGCATTGATTCCCAGCACTGCCGACTTCAAACATGACGGAGTGCATGAATCACGAACTATTATAGTCTCGTCACCAAGGCGCAAAGGCGATTTATTATATAATTTAATTTCAACTGCACCTGATTACAGGTTGATATGCCAACTACCCACATGGGAAGTGAATACCGATTATACCGAAGAGATGCTGCGGCAAGAAAACCAACATATGTCTGATGGCGATTTCGGATGTGAATTTGGGTCGAAATTTCAAAATGTCGTTGAGAATATCACAATCAGCATCCGAATTTTGAGTGATCAATTAGAACAATTAAAAAGAGTTGCCCGCAAGCAAGCATATGAAAATGACTGTGAAATTTCTTACGTAGATATCATCAGGACTGCGATATCTGATTATCTGAAAGGTGTTGTAGCTGACTGATCTTTGCTGGGTAGTTGCGTCAAAAAATACTCTAACAATTTTTCGGGACGGATCCACGCTACGGGTTCTGGCATTTTATTATCCCCACAGAACCAACCTTCATCCGGGTAATAACGACAGAAACCATTGTGTATACAGTATGCTTCGTGTATGTAATATATACCAGGATGTTCGTCCTCAAGAAATTGCGGACAAGTATAAATTACTAAAGATTCTTCTCCGGTGACCGGTTTTGCGTGTTCTGTCAAATTCCACATCTGATTTCCTCGACATCATCACGTTGCAATTCACTCCCTTTTTAGGGGAGAAACATCTTACAATCCATTATATTGCCTGCTACGTAAATTGTCAAGGCCACGAATATTTTTAAAAAATCTAATATCTCTCGCTTGACTTCCCATCACGCTAAGGTTATAATTGTTTGAAAGGAGATTCAGAATGTACCAGAAATCTTACGGAATCATATTCGAGGTTGGCGGACCCATAGGCATGTTCGCCAGACCTGATAGCGGATCAGAACCATGTAGTTATCCAGTTCCTACGCCCACTGCGGCATTTGGTATAATGCAGTCAATTTTAAGAGTTAAAAGTGCATCCATACAAATAGAAGCTATCGGGATATGTCACCGACCAGAATATTTAGATTATGCTTTTAATTCGTGGTCATCAATTCGAAAAGAAGGACAGAAAAGAGATGGAAATGCATGTCAAATAAAAGCTACAGCTTTGCTTCGCCCTAGATTTCAAATTTGTGCAACCGCCAAAAGGTCTACCGTAGAACCACCTCACCCAAAATACGCACATATTAATTGTGCCCATTCATATCGCGATCAATTTTATCGTCGATTAAGTAAAGAACAATATTATCGAATGCCGACACTTGGTCCGAGCGACTTTTTTTCTGATTATGTCGGATTACCTATAACTCCCATAATTTCTGATTATAATGAAATTTTACACGGATATGTCCTACAATATTTTGACAAAAAAAATGGATATATTATGCAATTTCCAATAACAGAAACTTTGCGAATCGCTCATGGAATTTTACAACTTGGTCCCGAGAAAGTAATCGCAGCCAATGGAATTCTAAAGTTTGAAAACGAAAATTTAAATAAATAATTAAATGGAGATTAAAAATGTTGCATGAAATATTATCAATTGAAGAAAGTTTAAAAAGCTGGGGTCTGAATATTGGGGATTTATCAAACACAAACGATACAACGTGGCATCCACAAATGCCCAAAAATAATAACGGTCAACGTTTTCTTATATTAATTGATAAGAATCTTGATATCGCTATCGAACCTTTTGAGTCTGAGTCTGCTTCCGATCTTAGATATTTTAAATACTCTAATTTTGCATCTGGATTTACTTTCAAATATGACACTAATAAAGATTCTAAGAAAAGACTGAATGGAATTAAACATCATTTATATTGCCATTCCGATATATCTAAACATATAGATGATCAAGATAGGTTTTGTGCTTTCAAAGAATTATCCAATAGATTATCTCGAATTGATCCAAATGCTTTAATGAACAAATTAGATGACTTTATTTCACAACAAGATAAAAAGATCAAAAGTTGTTATTTTTCTCTAGACATTCCAGATTGGAAACAATTAAAATTTTCCAATAAGGTTCAAAATAGTGAGTCAATGAAGGTGGTGAATGATTGGCTTATTTCTAAACAAACAAACTCATCTATCGATATCGACATACTCAACAATCCTGCCGATGGGTGGGAAAATAAATCAAAAACATTTGAAACCAAGCTCCCTTGCGGCGTCGGCACAATAAAACTTTATTCTAAAAATGAGGATAATGAATGCTATGAACGATTTGGCATGTCTGGTGTAAATGCGTGCAAAATCGGAAATTCTACTCGCAAACAAATACTGAAAATCATCAATTCTATTGTATCTGAGAATTTTTATTATAACAATTTAGGAAAAGAAGGCACTCGAAATGGTCTCTGGTATTATATCCAAAAAGACAACGGAAGAGATTTGGTTATTACTACTCTATCACCTTCATCTGACTGGATTGAGGGTCGAACAGAAGAATCCAACCAAATGGATATTGAACAATGGGAGGCAGAGGGCAAAAAGATTGTTCACATGTTAAACGGTGAGATTAATAAAACACCATTTCAATGTTCAATTTTTGTCCTATTTATACCCAAAAATGGTGCGTGTCAAATTAAATATCATAAAGAAATGAATGGAAAAAATATTGCTAATTGTGTAAACAAATGGGTATCCGGAACATCAACTCGTCCGTCTAAATTTGTTTGCAAAGGCAAATTTCTCCCGCCAACTATTTCTAATTTTTCTAAATGTATTAATAAAATATGGAAAAATGATCGTAATAAAATATCATCTATTATAGAGCGAGAGTATATAACAATTTCAGATATATACGACTTCTTTTTCGAAAACGAAAAAGCAATTAAAAAAGTTACTCGCATATTTGCAAAAAATCATACCAAAATGCTAATTGAGTGTTCTGATGGTAAATTAGAAAAAATGCCGTATGAACGGCAATGGCTGGTGCCAATTTCGGGGATTGTTTTGAGTAAAAATGGTTTTACAAAGGAGATGATCATGAACAGTGTGCCGTTTTTAATGGGACAATTATTTAGTCAAGCAAACAATATTCACCGAATATATTTTAAGAGTAGAGGGATAAATGAACCTCAAAAGCTTATCGGACAAGAATATATACAGCAAGCATATAAATTTCCAAAACGAGCGCTAGGAACATTTATAGGAAACTTTTCTAAGTACGAATGTTGGGCAGAAAATTATATTCGCAAAGAAAAAGAGCCATATAAACATGGTTATTTGCCAATCAGAGAATATAAAGAAATAATTAGTAAACTTATGAATATAATGCCTGATTTACATAATAATCAATTTAAGAGCGTTAACCAATTTAATGAGTTTGATCCTGATATTTATAAAATACTCCTGGAAATGGGATATGCTTATAGGTCGCCAAAATCAGTCAAGTCAGAGATCGGTGTTGATCTTGAAAAAGTGTCTGTGGAAAATCCGAATGGAGAAAACAATGAATAAGTCAATTAAATCAGAAACGATCGTAACAGAAAATTCAACTTTGGAGAAAAAAATGTATCAATTGAATCGCAGTGTTGGAATGCTAGTGTATGAAGTAATTTGTGGAAATCCCAACGGAGACCCGGATGTAGGAAATGCTCCACGCACATTTCCAGATGGATATGGGTGGGTATCACCAATGTCTATTAAAAGGAAGATCAGGGATTTCTTGTCCGATCATGATAATCCGGTTTTCAAGGATTTTGTAAAGAGAGACAATCTTGACCCTGAACGATTGTATGTATTTGAAAGCCGCAACAAAGGGTACGCTGGAACATCAGAGCTTGAATGTGCCAGAAAAGCAATGGCGCTAGCCAAGTCTGACCCTGAAGCCTTTTTAAATCGATATTTTGATGTCAGGATTTTCGGAACAACAGCTCTACCAGATGGGCTAGAGAAGGAAAAGAAAGAAGAACCTCGATTTGTTCGTACTGGATGTGTTTCGATTGGTGTCGGGTGTTCAATTGCGCCAGTGGAAATTATCGAGGCAAGTGTTACAAAAAAGTCGCCATTAAGCGCAGATCATCTGGCAACAGATACAGGAAGAACGATCAAAGATAAAGATCCTTCTGGAGATATAGGTCCAAATGCGCTAAAATTTATTCGTCACGGCATGTATTATCAACTAATTTCCGTCAACCCGCATTGTGCCCATCTGACCAATGCTGCCCAAGAAGATATTGATATTCTTAAGAAAATACTACCACATATTTTCGAAACATCGTCTTCGTGTGCACGTCCATCGGGTTCGATGAATTTACAACATGTTTGGTGGGCAGACCATTCTAATACTATTGGAAGTTTCAAAGAAACTGAATTTATAAATAATCTTAAGCCTACTGCAAAAAACGACAAACCAATATGTCTAAGTGATTACAATGTACCCAATGCTGCGGAATGTGGATTCAGTTTTGAAGTACATGATCTGAGCTAGAATTCGCAAAAAACGAGAGGCGTTCTTTGAAAAGTAAACCAAATATCTCAAAATTTGTGACCCTAAACACTCATAAAGTGTTGAATTATACCAAGTTATGAGTGCTCGGGTGTTTCTCCCCCGAAAGGGGGAGTGAATTGCAACTAGACCTAGCATTGCTTGATTCTCAGGACGGGTGTTTCTCCCCCGAAAGGGGGAGTGAATTGCAACCTGGCAGTTACGGTATGTTATACGAGCGGGGGTGTTTCTCCCCCGAAAGGGGGAGTGAATTGCAACACGCCAACTTCTGTACCCCACTCGGGTATAGGTGTTTCTCCCCCGAAAGGGGGAGTGAATTGCAACCGCCGAGTGCATAGGTAACATAAATCACGAGGTGTTTCTCCCCCGAAAGGGGGAGTGAATTACAACTAATTTTTTGAAAGACTTGCAACATGACGCTGACACTTGATGTTTCTCTCCTGAAAAAAGAGAGTGAATTGTAACGGAACCGACGGCGGAAAGATCGGCGGGCGTGGTGTTTCTCCCCTTTTGAAAAGTGGAGTGAATTACAACTGAAAGTCTTACTATTGAGGTGTTTCTTCCATGAAAAGTAGAGTGAATTGTAACTTAGCCCATTCAGCAGATTTGGAAAGAAACATTCCAGAACAATCTTTTATTGATCATATATCTGGTGTATACTTAAAAGCAGAGCAAGAAATAGAAAAATTAAAATCATTCATATCAGAAGATCATTATAATTTTCTAAAATGTCATTTATTAACCGCAATTTTGTACCATGACACAGGGAAGCTTGATCCTTATTGTCAAATGGTTTTAAGTGGTAAAGTATTAAATTGTAAAATGCCAAATCATGTTGATGCCGGTGTGTCTTATCTGATAAGTCAATGTGACAAGGCAGCACAAAACGGGAACATGTCTTTATCAGATCAATATAGGTACGCAGCATGGCTTGTTTTCGCTCATCATCTCGGATACCAAAAAAATCTATACGATGACCTTCGAGATAATAATTTACTAGGGGAAAGATGTCCGTGGGTAAAAGAAACAGACATGCTCATGAGCGAATATGTCGATGCAAAATTAGACAAGCTAATGGAACTTCATAAAAAAGAAATAAATTTAGTTGAACCCCTAAGTGTTTCTCCTCTGAAAAGCGGAATGAATTATAACAAGAATATTAGTGCTCCACTATCAAGATTAGCATTAAGCGTACTCGTAACAGCAGACTACTATGACACTGCTAAAAATTACAAGAACTTCATAGTAGAAGACACAATCCCAATAAAAGCAAATGAAAGATTACTACAACTAGATAAATATGTTAGTAGCTTTTCAGCAGAAACCGAGAGGAACAAAATAAGGCAAGCTATATATCAATCGTGTAGACATTCAGAAATTTCCGCATCATTTACATATCTTGCTAGTGAAGTTGGTAATGGCAAAACTTTATCATCTTTGGCATATGCTTTACATACTGTTAATACTAATAATATGTCAGGTATAATTTATGTTGCACCTTATACTAATATTATTAGCCAAACTGCAGACACTTATAGAAAAGCAATTGTTTTGCCCGAAGAAGATGATAAATTAACCGTTGCAGAGCATCATCTTGGAGTAGATTTTGAACATGATCTATCCGCAAAACTTTATACACAGACATGGAATTGTCCAATTACCTGCACAACCGCAGTACAATTTTGTGAAACTTTGGCTGGATACACACCTAAAAAGCTTAGAAAGTATCTCAATTTAGCCGGTAAATTCATTATTTTTGACGAGTCTCATTGTTGCCTGCCCTCAAAATTGTGGCCACTTACATTATATTACTTAAAATGGTTAGTTGAAAATATGGGATGCCGAGTACTGTTTGTGTCTGGGTCTATGACGAAGCCTTGGGAAATCAAGCGATTTAGAAAATATGTCTTAGATGGTTTTGATTATAATGTCCCATCTATAGTTCCACCAGAGATTTCAGAGATAACTCTTAAACAAGAAAAATCCAGAGTTACAATAAAGCAATTAGGCGGCATACAAGATAACGGGCATTGGAATAAACTATCTTTACCCCAAATTTGTAATGCTGTTATAAATGAGCGCAGCAAAGGTCCGGTAGTAGCGGTTTTTAACACTGTCAAAAACGCAGCATTGGTTGCAAAAACAATATCAAAGATAATTGGGCGTGAACATGTATTACACATGTCCACAGCACTTTGTGCTACAGATCGAGAGGTCATATTAGAAGATATCAAATCACGATTAAGTTCCGATGAGAATTTCATATTAATTGCAACATCGTGCATAGAATCTGGAATAAACATTTCTTTCAGAAATGGTTTCAGAGAAAACTGCAATTTAAATAGTGCTTTGCAATTGGCTGGTCGAATCAATCGAGATAATGTCTTTAATGATTCCACACTATACGTTTTCGAGTTAGATTTAGATGATTTTACTGAAAACAAAGAATTCAGAGATGGAGCAAAAATTTTTCGAGAATATTACGCTCTCGGAAAAATAGGACCAGAACATTGCGCAGAAGCAATGGAAGATGAAATAGGCAATCTTAATGTAGTTGGCAATTTAAATAACAAAGTTGTTACAATCGGGAGCTTAATGAGCTTTGAACAAAAAAAATACATGAAAGATGTTGGTGACATTTATCAGGTTATACCTAATAATAAAATAACTGTTATAGTTAAACCAGAAAACATAGATAATATCGAATATCCAACATCGACAGATATAGTTAGAAATAGTGTACAAATTTTCGAAGGCAATATTAAAACGATTTTAAACTATACTAAACCCTATGAAAAAATACCTGGAATGTGTGTGTGGTCAGGAAAATACGATACTGAATTTTTGGGATACATGGAAGAATTGATTTGACTTTTAGCAGCAGAGCAAGTACAATATACTGAGAATTCGTAGAAAATGGGAAGTGTTCTTTGAAAAGTGAATTGGGCGACTCAAAATTTGTGACCCTGAATACTCATAAGGTGCTGAATTATATCAAGTTATGAGTGCTCGGGTGTTTCTCCCCTGAAAAGGGGAGTGAATTGCAACGGCCACGGCCACGCAGCAGCAAAGATAAAGGTGTTTCTCCCCTGAAAAGGGGAGTGAATTGCAACCGACGCTTTCACCGCTACATCACTCGATGGGTGTTTCTCCCCTGAAAAGGGGAGTGAATTGCAACAACGACATGGCAACAGAACAATGCGCCAATGGTGTTTCTCCCCTGAAAAGGGGAGTGAATTGCAACCTTTGCCACTGCTGTTTCTCCTTATGCCACGGTGTTTCTCCCCTGAAAAGGGGAGTGAATTGCAACGAAACCGTAGTGGGTAACACCCAATTATCGGTGATTCTCCTCTATGAAGGGGAGGGGAGTGAATCACAACAACACATAAATAGGTTCAACATGATATGTCGGTTCACTCTCTCTTCTGTGAAATTCGCTATTGGCTAATCTCATTTGGTAAGTCTTATGTATTCCATATCCCATTTGCTCCGCAAACTTTAGAGCATCGTCTGCTATCGGATAGCTCTTATAGTTTTTAACATTTAATACTACATACTGCTTGGAGACCCGGCAAGATTCTTTGATTAAAACAGATAAGAATTTATCCCGCCAGGACTCATAATCAGGATATCTGAGGTAGCTCTGATTAGGCAAAGTGTCATATTGTTCTACATTAAAATAAGGTGGCGAAGTAAAGACCAAATCATATTCTTTATCTGGCAAAGTGGGCAAGACATCCTCTGCGCAACCTAAATCGTGACGAAACCTAAACTTCCACTGCAATTCTTTAGTTATGGGTTCGTATAGGCGGGAATAGAAGGCTGCTAGTTGGGTGTTACCCACTGTGGTCTCTGGGCAGGGGTCTATACCGTGATAGAGAAGGTTTTTATTAGTAGAGATAAGTCCGGTTAGTCTGCCACCGTAGCCAGCGCAAGGGTCGAGGACCTTACCTCCGGTGGGGGCATAGTTCTGATAAATATATTTAGCTATAACTGGCTTAAAATTAACTGCACTACGGACACCGTCACGAGTGCGGAGGATACGGCGAATATTCGCTTCGTTTGGTTTGTTACCCAATTCAAAACAACGATTGATGGCGTCTTTAAACTTTTCGTCGTTATTATATAATTCTGAGGGAGACAAATACCTGGATAGGCATCGCACTTTCATCATATGAGGGTGGAAACAACTAGCTACGGGTATACCCACATTGTTGGTCTGCAAATGGTCATTACCTATCAGTGGATTCTTAGTGGAAGATAAAGTGTGCATAATTTTAATCATATCCTGATTAGATAATTTGCGGTGAGGATACCCTGTTCTGCGATAGTATGCGAATACCATATTAACTATGTGGGATTTATTTGTATCACTCTCTTGGTATAGTTTAAGCAACTTATCTGACCACTCTTTATCGCTACCATTCCAATAATTAAATGCCCCATTTAACAACAGTTGGGACTTATTAGTTTTAAGTATTTTAGATTTAACATCTAATAGCAAGTTATCTTCTTGGCTAATTCTTAAAATTATTGATGAATTTTTTCGCATCATTTCTCCACAAGATTAAAGATCCATTTCTTTTTACCGCAGTTCCAAACGCGATATAAATTATTTTGGATGCACCATTCTCGTTCGGTCATATCTTCTGGACAACCGGTTTTCTTCTTCTGTTGACTCTGTTTAGATCTGGTAATTCTGTTTTTATTATCCCAATAAAAGTAATCGGGACCATATTCTTCTTCTAACGTAAATCCCAGAACTTTATATATACCACCATCGGTCCAGCAGTTGTCAGACCATGAAATAATTTTATTATAGCCCTCAGATTTGGCCCAGTCAATGAAATGTTTAAATAGTTTAGTTGATCCACCCTGAACATTAACGCCGTCTTTAAAACATAACCTATTAAGAACTATGGCATTCTTATCAACATTCTGACGATGATGAGAGGCAGCAGACATACTTGCAACTATCTCATTATTATAAACAAGGTTAAAACATTTGATAGTTCTTTTACCCCAACTTTGTATGTGATTATCGTCATAAAATTTCTTGCACATATCTTCTGTTATAGTACATTTACGAGCTGCTATTTTAATAGAATTAACACCTAAAATAGTTTTAATGAAATTAAGTATTTGAAATCTACGTTTAATCCATTGATGTTCAAAAATATGAAAAAGACGAACGCCTTTTTCCTGACATAGTCTGGTTTTATTTATATGTTTAGTTTTCGCTTTATCTTGTGATAGATATGCTTCAGAATGCCAGAAATTACCATTAAATTCTATTGCAAAATTATTATCTGGAAAATAAATATCTAACTCAAATGGTTTAATTGTTCTATGATCATTAAAAATAATAGTAATCGGATATTTCTGAATTTCATTCATCACATCTCGTTGCATTTGATTTTTGGGAAAGGTATAAGTGTTATAATAAAGCTGAGCAAATTCAGGATTAAGAAGCCGAGCACCTAAACTATTGGCTTGTAAATCAAATTCTTCGCATAGTTGTTTTATGGATTTTCCTTCTTTCATGGCTTCCCAGAATTTATTGCCTCGAAGAGCATTAGATAGATTAAATTTTCCGCTTTCGTTTGCAATGACTGATTTTTTGAATGACGCGGTCGCAGATGCCATAATGTCTTTGTTTTGTAGAGCATGTGGATATCCGTATTTTTCAATATTGGTCTCGTAGGCTTTCTGTCGTATTGATTCATTTTGCATTGGATTCGATACACCGTATTTGCTAATATTTGTATCTTTTGTTTTGCTCTTTATCTCTTCACTCTGCATCGGGTTTTCACAACCATATCGTTCCATATTGGTTAGTATTTTTTTATCTTTCGCTCCCGGAATACTGGCTAAATTGTCAACACCATACTTAGATTTCAGAGTTTCAATGGTTTTCTTTTTGATCTCATCGCTTTGCATGGCATGCTCTGTGCCATATTTCTCTAGGTTGGTTTGTTTGCATTTTTCTTTGATTTCTTCTGATTGAAAGGGATTCACAACACCATATCTATCCAAATTAGTGTTTGCAGATTTGGCTTTACTTTCTTCAGTCATACGGCTTTGAGATATCCTCTTGGCTATTTCTTTATTCTGGCTGGCATGTTCCACACCATATCTAGCAAGGTTGGTTTGTCGAGTTTTTTCTTTGACTTCTGGATCGGCAAAGGGTGATCCTGAAATGCTTTGTTCTTTGAATCGGCATTCTTTATGGCAAGCTGAACCTTTCTTAATAAAATGCCCCTTGCGTATACGAGATGGTTCTCCGCAAAATCTACAAGTAGCCCATATAAACTTATTCGAAGTCCTGCCAAATGTATCAGGATGATATCCCTCATTTTTAATAGTCAGGTCTACGAGCATCTCTGATTTGAAATTAAATATTTTTCTTTCCGCCATACTATCTCCAATTGTATATACAATACCAGCAAATGCCAATGTATATACATTTTAGCACTGCTTCATAATACATTATACAAGGTAATATCATCTATGAAGAAATAATTTTGAAAAAATAAAAGGGTGTAGCACCCTTTAAAATGCTACACCCTTCATAACTACTTATTACTGACTACGTTAGGTTAGGATTAGGTAGCTAGACCAACTTCGATCTTGCTCACTGCGTAGTCGTTGACTACCACAATTCCTACTTCCTCATAAATAACCCAGCCGAGCCGCAATTTCTTTGGATCGTCTGCAGGCAAAACTGTTATATCCTGGCGAATTGGAAAAGCCCCGACTGTGTCAGGAGATGCTACTACCAACACTACATCAGGATCCATTTTGCTTGAAACGTGGATATCTGCCGTCCACAAGTGACCGAACAAACCACTGGTGAGAATCTCGCGAGTGCTTGCTTCGTCATAGAAGTCCTTGCCAAATACACGGATACCCGCATACTGGTTGGCATGAACGACGATCTTGGTTGCAACTAGGTCGTGCTGCTCAATAAAGCGGAAAGCAGTATTAAGTGAAGCAGGAGATAGCGAACCAAAGTTGGTCACAATCTGATCACCACGGGTATCCACAGCAGCAATTAGAGCCGAGAAGATGTTCGCATCTTCCTCTTTCTGGATTGCTTCTTTGGCTTTGATCTGGGCTCTGTCTACAATGTAAAACCGGCGAGCCTTAATCTCAGACAAACGAACCTGTGGATTTGCAGCGATTTCGAATGTCGGAACGAGAATTTCTTCACCTTCCTGAATCTGATCGGGCACAGCACCACGGCGAGCAACTATATGGCCAATTGCGCTCACGTCGCGCTCGTAACGGGCCAAAGCACCCTGGGGTAGCTCGTCTACCAACAGGAGCTTGCGTCCTACCGCCTGGTATTCCAGGGACCGACGAATAGGCTCGACCATAGCTTGCGCTAGAGCAACTCTACCCTCGTCAGTGTTCAATGCCTGGGCTATGATTGCCTCTTTCTGGGCATTAGTAAGTTTTGTCTTGTCTAACATTTAATTAACTCCTTTATCTGTCTATTAGAATCTAAAGATATATAATAGACCAATTACTATTTCTATCGACTAACCTTATAGGGTTAGTTTGGCATGTAGAAATGTGCCGTAGGACAAAGAGTTTCCACCCTCTGGCAAAGCGGTAAATCCTACATCTGTTCCTGGAACACCGCTTGGATACGCAGTCGGTGTTTGAACTGTCATACCAACAATAAAGTTGGTGACAGGGTTATCGGTAAATCGTCCTGCGCGAGCTGCTGTTTCGCCAGCTGCGGCTTCTTCGGCGCCAACGGTCTCATCGGATGCCGAGCAGTACAGTAGTTCGCCCGGAACATACTCGCATAGGTCGTGTGCATTGGCCTGGACTAATTCATACTGATCTGTCCAGAACTCACCGCCTGAGTGATAACAAGTCATCTTGCAACTAGCAAGAACCTCGTTGCCCTGATCGGCTACTCTGTTTTGTGTGCGTCTGCTTGCAGCACCATAAGCACCCATAATTAAGGCACCATCGGTTTGAACCGCAGGCACACGAGTCAGAGAAGAGCCAGACTCAGGAGTATAAGAGGTTCCGGTCGAACGAGAATCGCCGGCGATACCGATAGGTAGTACATTAACGGCAGCAGCCGCATCGGCAAAAACCACATTGGCATCGTGATTCAAACCAATAATACTACCTTGTGGTATGTCTGTTGTTACATCTGGATCTATTGGAAGATTAGACGCTACAACATGGTATACTTCTATAAGAGCCATTTATTATCTCCTTGTTTATTATGATTCACTTCCCTTTTTGGGGGAAGGCATATAGTCTCTAACTACGAGAAACTATTAGTGAAACAATCGATGATCGCCTCTTTCACTAGAATAGCGCTCATAATCTTTGTTTCTTTGTTCTAGTTTAAACAATGACTGGATGCCTTCTTGAAGAGTTGGTTCACTCTCAGTGGGGCTCTTGGTCATATTTGGAACTTCAGTATCTGGTACTGACGCTTCCTTTTGCATTCCCTTGCTCGTACTTGCTTTCTTCAAAAGATCTTCGTAGTCTTTCATTTGTTCTGGTGTAAAGCGTCTGAACATTGCAACCTTATCGGGTATTTCGTCAAGTGTGATCAAGTTTGCTTTTGCTAATCTTGATGCTAATTTAATGGCCTCACTGTCATCTGTTGCGTATGTTTCGTTATTCTTTCCTAGCATTTGATCCTGTTTTTCAGGGGTATTCTTCTCATTCTTGTCGTATTCGGAATTCATTCCACCACCTGCTGGAATCTCTGGCATATCGAGTTTATTGTCGTAAGTGTGTTCTCGTTTTAATTGTCCACCATCAGGTGCTTCCGGTATCGATGGTTCACTCATTCCTTCGCTCGGCTTCTTTTCATCAACTGCAAGGCTGTGCGTTTGGTTACCTTTAACCTTGCCTTTTCCTGGCCCAGAAGATTGGTTAATATCAGGATCATCTTCTAGACTTTTTACTCTATTCACCGTAACTGTCTGTGATTCCTTTATTATTTCATCAGAATTTTGTGCAATCAGTATAAAATTCTGATTTTGATCTCGCATTAACGAGTATGTTATTCCGTCCTGTAGCTTAACTGTGGTCTGTCCAGATGCGGCTTTCTTCGAGAGAGCACTATAGTGTTTGTGCCCTTCGGCTATCGTCCAAACCTTGGCAGTTTTTACATTTTTGTTGCTCTCTGCTTGAGCCATATCTTTCTCCTTTTTGGGCATATCTGCGGATTTTTCTTTGACATCTTGGACACACCGCTCATACTTATCTGGATCTTCCTTTTTGTCCACGGTAGTATGGCAAACGGCCCAAGGATTTGTATCATAATGCTTGCCTTCGTAAGTTACACCTTTCTGCTTCTTTGCTTCCTTGTTTGGCTTGCAGGTGCATTCCCCGCCTTCTTTGCATTTGCATTTGCAAACTGGATTTCCGCATTTACATGATGCGGCTGCTATTTTAACATTAGACTTCGAAGACGCTTTCTTGCCACCTTGATTCCCATCAAGTACGTTGCCTTGTTCTGGCTTGTAGTGTTCTTCCCCGTCCATTAGGGAACCGCCATGAGGCACTGTTGGCAAATCCTCCGACTCACTAACTCCCATATCTTTACCCTCGTCTCCAAGCAATTGCTTTTCACGGGGCACATCTGGCTTTTTGGCATCGAATTTTTCTTCGTGCCCTATTTTGCCTTTATCTTGTATTTTACCAATGCCTTCGGCATCCTGGGCGGGTTTAACCTTAACTTTATCACCCTCCTTATTTTCCTTATATTCTACCTTTTTGACATCATCTGCTTCTTTGGCTTCTTTGCCAAGTTCTGCTTGTCGTATAATCCCATCAAAAAGGCTGTCAAGAGCATCTTGAGTCCGCTTCATGGTTCCGGTTTTCATTCCACTTAGGAATCTGTCCAGAGAAGCAACCTTTTCCTGTCCTTCTTCGCTTTCGGATTTCTGACACATTGGTGCTGCACATCCCTTATCCTCGGTGTGCTTCTTGATAACTGGCTTACCACCACCACCATCTGGTCCATCATCGTCACCATCGTCATCGGTATCATCATCGCCTTTGAGGAAATCTGGTTTATCAGAACCTTCATCTGCTTCTGTCTCTGATTCGGTATCACCAGATTCTTCGCCGCCTGGCAAATGCTCTTCTATCTCTTCTGCGGGAGTTTCGGACTCTTCGTGTTCAACTGAATCATCCTCAACACCCGGTATTTCCTCGCCCTGATCTTCCATTAATCCTGGAATTCCAGAATCTTCAGTTTCCTCGATCCCTGGAATTTCGTCGCCACCGTTTTCAAGACCCAAATCTGGCTCTCCGATGTCGCCTACTTCTCCCATATCTAAGTCACCAGTTGTGTCTACGGCACCTATTTGACCCTGCAATGCATCAAATAAGGTTTGAATAGCATCGACTGCTTCGGCGGGTATTTCGAGGGTTACTGTTTCTCCCATTCCCATGTCGCCTTCGCCTGCGCCACCGAATCCTAGATCGATATCATCGGTTCCGAAATCATCGGAAAATTCCTCCCCGCCCGATAAGTCATCTCCAATACTTGTTGCATCTTCAATTGGAGACGCACCACCTGTTGGGTCACTCTCGATCATTGGGTCTTCACTTACAGGCTCGTCCATTGGATCGGGAATATCATTTTCCAAATCCATTGGCTTGGGAGACATTGGCGATCCGCCATCCATACCCATCGGTTTGGTTGGTGCGGGCATTGGCTTTGGCCCTACTGGTGCAGCATTACCACCTGGCATACCCATCGGCTTTGCTGTCGGAGTGCTCATATCCATTGGTTTAGGAGCCATTGGCTTGGGAGCCATTGGTTTAGGCATTTTGAGTCTTGGCGATGGACCAATTTGAGCAATTGCTTCTATCACCAAATCTTCTATGCTTGCATGAGCTGCCCGCAGACCTTCACAGATTGTGCAGGCATCATCAAAGTTGTAATCATCCTTTACAAACATAGCAATACACGTTTTAACTGGACTATGAATCATAGGATCGTTGCTCATATATGTTGATGCCACTTTGGCAGCAAGACCATCGGAATAAATTTTTAGCTGTTCCAATTGTCCACATACACACTCTGCCAGTGGTTTGCCCTGGCATGGACCACTCATGGATGTGGCATTTTCGCCAAATCTACGAGATATTCGCTCCAAGCACGAAGAGGATGGGAATTTGTCAAGTTTGTCATATCCCTTCCACCGTGGGCTGGCTGCGACTTTCTCTAGTGGCAATGTGGCTTTGAGGCCATCAGACAAATCGAGAGCACCGGCTTTTGCCATCTTAAGAATAATATCGCCCTGTTCTTTTACTGTTCGTGTATTAGCAAATTTATTCCAATTAATTCCATAGTTTTCCAAAGACTGGATAAATGCAGCCTTTAACCGGTTGCACCCATCACACTCTGACTCTGCTATCTTGTTTGGCTTCCAGACATACTGAGCATAAACTCTATGTTTCTGGTTCTTCGCAGAACGAACTTGCATGTTATATTCCTGCAAGCAATCCCAACAAATGCCATCCTGACCTTTGCGAAATTCTGACTTTAATAGATCGGTATTATGTCCACCACAATTGGGACAAACGCTACCAATCTTAATATTTTCGGCTTTAATCTTCTCCAAAACTACAGGTGTAATTCTCACGACAGAGGCTAAATATGGATTTAAATTGGATTGAGCCGTTTTCTTCAAAATGTCTCGAACCTTAACAGACGCCCCAACGGGGACATTGGGTAATGTGGCTCCTTCACCTTCGCCACCCATTGGACCACCTTCACCACCAAGCCCCTCTTCACTGGCTGCGGCAGAAGATTCTTCTTCTGCCCCGAGTCCGAATCCCTCATCGCCTTGTTCTTCGGTTTCCTGTATGGTCTCTGGCCACTTGGAAACTTCCATGCGGACAGAGATATTGCCTTCACCGCCGCAATTATTGCATCGAAATTCACCATTATCTACGTCAACATCATTCGACCCACAAACCGGACAAACAGAACCCGGAGGTTGCGGCTCGCCTGTGGTCTCTTCTACATCTGGTGTTTCAGCAGGAGGAGCCTGTGACAAAGCTTCACCAGGAGGTGGCATACCCATATCACCGCCGCCCGGAGGCGCGGCTGGATTTCCCATTTCTGGGCCAGCAGCCGGAGGCATTCCGCCAGCTCCTCCCATCTGGGCTTCCTTAACCATAGTACGTCGCTTCTCGGCTCGTACTTTTAGGGTTTCTTCGTTTTTCTTCGCGTCAATCAGGATGACCTCAAAATGTCCGTCATCTTCATTGACATCAATAGACTGCGGAATCAACTCTAACTCTTTTCCAGTGGTTTCTGCAACTTTGGCTTTGGCCAATGTGGCTGCTGCATCTGCAAACTTCTTCCGATCACTTGTGCTTGCGGACACTTCTGAAATTAGCCCTTTATAGGCATACATACCGTCGGAATCGTCGCCAACTGTAACATCTTTGGTGGGTTTTACTGGCTCTGCGATAACCTTGCGAAATATATCAACACTTGAATTTGCCTTCTTGTCCTCTTCTTTGGCGTTTAAACAATGCTCGCACGCCTCTGATATCTTTCCTTCAAGGTCCTGTTCTGATAGTGCTACTAGCCCGTCCACGATATACTGTGGAGCATATGCTAGTTTTGACAGCTGCCGAATCAAAACATCCGCAGCCAAGTATGGTGACCAATCGGCACCAGTATTTGCGGTCTTGCCAAATACTTGTGCTTTGGCAACTTTGCGATTAATCGCTGCCACATCGGATGGTTTATAATTGGCGATAACATTTGCCAAAACGCTGTATTTACTTTCATGCGAAATAAGCCTTTGAACAATTCCGGCCAACTCTTTGGGTGTAATCCCTGCCGCCAGAACTGTCTTGCCTAAAGTATTTAAAGATTCCTTAACAATATTATTTGCTACTTCAGCCGTAAGCCGCGCTAATTCGCCATCCTGCTTGCTTAGCTGGTCTTTGCCTTCTGTGATTGTTAATGGTTCAGTCCATTCATGGCTCTTAAGCAACTCCATGAGCTGTTTTTCGCCAATTTGCTTCCACTGCTTATCTAAGCCACCGTCATAATTCGCGCCTATTTCACCTCTGTTGGTCTCCCCGATATCACTATAAGTATTCACACCTTCATCGAACTGCCCTTCGGTTACAACGTTCCGGTCTTCCTGTTTCCAATCACCACTGGTTCTGGAAGCTCCATAAAAAGTTTCGCGCTCTTCCCTTAATTGTGCTTCTGTGGTATATTCATACGTTCCTGGACGCTGACCATGTTCTGGAATCTGTTTTTGGGTTATGTTTTTGTAATGTTCATCAGTTCGTGGGTGCAGAGTAATTTTTTGGTCATCGAGCTGTTTTTGGGTTACCTTTTGATATGTATCTTCGTTTTGCGTGGAATGTGCTGCTGTTTTCTCAAATTCATCAATATCAAAATTCTCTCGGAAACCATCCAACATTGTTCTTGCTGATTCATCGGGATTGGAGTTAATGTATCCAATTGTGTCTTCATCTAGTTCGGCAACTCGTATAGTCCCAACTGTTTGTCCTTTATATAGTTGGGTAATTTTGTCAGCAGTTAAAACTATCTTATAATCACCTCTTTCGGCTTCTACTTTTGTAGAGACATTCGAACTCGCCTTCTTGATGTGCCCCTGAAGTTTTTCAGCAAGAGCTTGTCTAGTTTTGGCATCCAGCATTTGCTATCTCCTTGTAAATGTACTGTAATTTAAGCAGCAACCTAATTGCTGTAAGATGTTCGTCACATGGTATGTCGAAGTATATTCCAATATGTTTCTCCTATTCGAAAAAACAAAGGAATATTCCTCTAATAAAATGTGTGTAATCCGACGTGAAGGGATGACTATTTGGATTTTTTGGAAATTTTAAATGCCAAATTTAGAAGATTTTTTGTATTTTGTGCAATTTTGTTTTCAATTTCTGGTGTTTTAGTCGGAAACAAAACCGAACCAGATATTTTAGACATATCTAGTCTTTTAGATGCCAGAGGTGATGTTACCGTGCCGGCCTCGCCTGCTGGCCCCGTAGACACCCTACCGGGTGTCGGAGAAGGAGTCGAAGGGGTTTGAACTGCATTTTGGACTTTTTCTCCTGTCTCTGTCGTAGATGTGGAATTTTCACCCAACCTTCCATATCCTTGCTGTGTTAAAACGTCAATAACTTCTTGTAGATCAGCCAAAACTTTAACTAAATCACTCAAAAATTCCAAATCGAGCATATCTTTTTGGCTCAACATTGACTGAGACACAGATGTTATTAGGTCAAGGGCTTGTCCTAGGCTATCTAGCTCTTTTTGCCCAGCTAATTTAATACATCCCCGATCTGAGCACATTATTTCCGTTTGAGATGCCGACTTTAAAAGAATTGGCAGTCTGCGTTGTATGTCAGCAGCCTTTGATAAAAAGACTTGCGGATCGATAACTTCTGTTACACCGCATTCATGACAAGCAGGGTTAACTACAAATGAATTTTCTATAAATTTGATGCCATAGTTATATTCGAATGCCTGTTTATCGGTGACTTCAAATTTTGACGGATCATCTTCTTCACAACCACAAATTGGGCACGGTCCATCGCCACCACTTTTATGATATTGACATGTAACTTTCTTCGCAGAAATTTTCCGAGTCTTTCTGTCCTTGATGTGGCTGCAGTAATTTTCAGGTGTCTCGGCTTTTTGGTGGCAAATAGAACAAAGACTATACAAAACCTGGCAATTGTGGGTCGCTATATCATTCAATATATAGCTATGATCGCTGTTCTCGTCATCATTCTCGCCTATTTGAACATAATAAGTCAGCTCCTCATTGTTAATGCAAATAACTTCTTCGACCCTATGTGCTATATACTTTTTGTAATAGAATGAATCGAATTTTAATTTTTCAGACTTTTGGTGATTACTAATGAATTCCAGAACGTAATCACCTCCTTCAATTTTTGACGCCTCAACGAATTCAGCAGGTATGGAATCTTTATCTCCGGATTTTCTGTGAGGATCGGTATTGACAAGATTCTTTTTTAGTATTAAAACCGGATGCTCGTGGCTAAGTGCCAATCCTGTAGGATTCCCTACCCATTTGATATGATAAAGTTTATCGTGTAGGTGTGTTCTGCATATTGCAAAGACTGCCTCGGTTTTACCAGTATGAGTTATAACTAAATCATGAACCTGCAATTCATCGACTCGTTTTTTAGATCCATCTGCCATACTGACCAAATCATGTCCACGAGATGCTCCCATACTTGTAGACATAATATAGTTTTCTTTGATGCCGCGAGCTAATTGCGGATAGGCTTCTGAATCCACTCTGGCAATGATCATGATACCATTCCGATCGTTATCCCACCAAGAATGAACTACCTTTCCTCTTGCTTGCTCTGCATCTGTATTGTTGTGGTTTGTAAATACAGGCACTCCAACAAAAGTTCCGTATGATTTCTTTAATTCTTCTTCACTGAAATAATCGCCATTATCATTCGGCTCATCTGCTTTGATCGCAAAGCATTTAACGTATAGAGAACTTGGATGTGATTTGATCTCTGCTTCTAAATCGAATTCTGTATTATCGCCATCAACAGTAAAATTAGCCTGTTTGGATGCGGTTTTGATTTTTTTAACCGTAGATTCCAGTATACCCGGAGTTAAAGATAGGTTTTGGTCAACAAATAATCCATCGTTGAATTTTGGAACGTTAAGAGCTTCAATCTCTATTAAACTAAATGTTGCTTTTTTCTCAAACATTTATTTCCTCGCGATTCTCTGCAACTCGGAATTGATGAAGTCAATTTTATCTGCTAATACATCTAGTCCTCTGCGGTCTAGCTCGGATGCTATTTTACTCATCCGTTGAAATACAGAACCCGTAGGACCAAAACCTCTATTGACATTTGGTTTCTTTAACTGCCTACCATCTGGTTTTTTAACCTTTCCGCCTGACCCCGGTATTGGAGATTGGGGTTGCTGTATGGGAGTAGGAAGCATTTCCGCTGGTTCTTGTGGAGATGGAACTGGTGGCTGAGCTGCTGGTGTCGATGTAACTTCGCTTGGTATGCCTGTTTCATATTTCCCAGTATCCTCAACGGGTGCAGCAGGAATCTCTGTTGTTTCATCGAATCCTTGAGGAATTTCAATGTCCTGCGATTGTAGTTGTTGGACATCAGAATCAATTTTATCAGTTGATAAAACTTCCTCTCGGCCATCATCGTGATGAACGATTACCTCAACAGCAACTTGCTGCCCAGACGTTTCAATTTCCTTCTCCAACTGTTTTCTGACATTATCTATGGCTTTCTTGGCGGCAACTTCTAGAAGATCAAATCTGGCGTTGATGGGCGAAATTAAAACATTAATACTGCTTTCAAGATTAGGATATCGACGAAGAAAACTATCTAGCACTTTATTCCAGTCGGTACCTCTCTCAAGATCCCTCAACATGCCCTCGGCACTGCCGGCCTCACCAATGAAATACTCAAGGTTCTCAACTACTTTGATTACTTTTGTGGTGGGTTCTATCATAGGATTAACTTGCATTTCTTGGGTTTGCCCTGGTAATGGCAAGTGTTCGCCCACAGGAACCGTGGTCTCACCTGTATCAATTGACTTCTGTCCAAGATTTTCCCAGTGAGATGTTTGTCTGTAAGTCGGACCTTTGATGCGATAGGCATCGTGCCTTCTTTTTCTTTCTATTTTGATTAGATTCATTACATGCTTGCCATATTCGAAACCATCTGGATTTATTTCATTTTCATCTACAACTTCTGGGGCATTATAGGCATACCGAATGCCTATCATCACCTGACCGCCATTACCTTTTCCTGAACTCGATGAATATTTTCGCCCAAATATTTGTTCTGCTACCGGAGATGGATCCTTTTTCTTTTTATCTAATCTGCTTTCGAGCTGTTCTAAACATGCAGCATTCATTAAGCATGATACATAATCCATTAATTTGGCAATTTGATATCCATATTGACAAAATGTCCTGAATCCATTCTCGTCCATTGTGGTTGATACATCGGTATCTTTGGTTGGAATTAAATGTCGGACTGCTCTGGAAAATTCATTCCAATCACCGGTTTTTTGATACTGCGAAATAGCATCCTTTACTGGATTTGGATCTTTAGACGACAAATATTTATAGTAAAGTCTCAATTCATTAACAAAAGACTGTCCGAGATATTCAGATTTAAATCTATTCCAATCATTTTGGTATTCTCTGATTACATCAAACACTGATTCCGCATTGGTCCGATTGAATATCGAAATAGCCCTTGCAGCACCAGCAGTATATGGTTTGTTTTTAAAGAAATCTGTTTGTTGAGATAATGATTGCAATACTTTTGTGGCCCAAGGACCGAATTCTATGACTATCCGCGATAATCCACCACCGCTGGGATTTATCCAGTTTTTGGTTATTTGTTGACGGCCCAAATTCCCATTGTCTCTGTCAAAAATAATTGTTCCATCGTTAAAATTGGTTGGTGGTAGTTTCCTTAATGCAGGAATAGCCAAAGTCCTAACCCCGGCCGCAGTTGTTGGGTCTGTATCCATGCCATTACTAGAATAATTCATTTTGTGTTTTGGCACCGTAAAAGAGTTTCTAATCTCATCCCGTTGTTGTGGATCTTTGACCCCAAGAAACGGAGCATATTCAGATGAAAATTGTGACTCTACTTGATCCGTATTTTGGGGCTGTGTAACTGATTTATAATAGTCAAGCATATCCGACGTACAATTTTTTAACATTAATCGCAGTTCTTCTACTGTAAGCTCGGACTTATATGCCTTGCCAGTTCTAGTAGCCACTAACCCTTGTCGATAACCATGTGGTGTTTTTCCCCATGTAAAATCATCCTCAACAGCAGGATCCCCTTTCTGTGCTTTTTGCTCTCTCATACCATCATAAAATGTTTTGTTAATACGGTCAAACATTTGTCGATAATGAGATTGCATAGCAGTAGGATCTTGAATCCCCATTTTTTCAATATATTTACTTTGAGTTGTTTGAATATCACGCCAAAGAGTATTGGCATTTAATGCGAATCCATCTCGAACTTTACGAGCAATAGCCCGCATTAAATCACTGGGCAATTTGATTTGGTCTACTGACTCTATCGGAAATCGTCTTCTATATTCTTTCGTTCTAGATAAAAATATAGAGCCGGAAGGGTTAGTACTATCTGATTCATAAACTCGATTTCTCTCAGCATGTTGAGCAAAGAAATACCTTGAATTTATGTTTCCAGGCAACATGCCATACTGCGACGATTTATTTTTCTGGTCATCAAAAAAGGCCCTCAATTCAGAATGAGAAAAATTAAGACCTTTCTCAGCGCTCCCTTGTGAGGTGTGAAAATATGCAGTTAATCCGACATCTTCGTTTTCAAGTGTTCGAATAAAGTCCATCAGCGAGTAGTCCGATACCCCGGATTGCTGTAAAAACTGATCGACAGTTGAAATGGCCTCTGTGGCTCGATTATTTGATTCAGCATCTTCTTTTTGCATTGGAACTATATTTCTGCGATACAAAAACCGCATCACTAAAGTAGGATTAAACTCTGGAACTATATTTCCAGTTTCAGGGTCTAAATTTTCAACTACAAATCCGCCCTGGACTTTATGTTGTCGCTTTTTACCGGACGCCCCAATCAAATCTGCTTTCATGTAAGGCATAAATTTTTCTTCAATGGCTGCTTTAATCTTTTGTGCCTTATCGCCCAAGTTAGGCATTTGCCATTCAAGATTTACGGTTGCAGAATCAAGTCCGGTGTATCCGGTATTCCACGCCATACTTTCTTTGGAAAGGGCCGACAATTTGCTAAGCCGATCGTCTGCTTCCTTTAATAAGATAGACTTAACATCTGCATTTTTTAACTTGGATGCTATCTTTCGCATCTTGGATGATATGCGAGACATTCCCTCATTAATTAAATATTTTTTGAAATTTTCATTCTGTTGAGCCATGATATTCTATACCTAACAAATACTGTCAAATCCTGCTTATCCCTTAACGTGTTTTGGTATATCAATACCTTGTAAATCTATACGAGTATATTTACCAGCATTTTTGGGCATTGAAACTCCCCACATATCATTTGCATATCTCAGGGCAGAACCAAGAGTAGGAAAATACTTTCCCGACGGGCTGAATGCTTTCTTCTTGGGATTATTAGGCATCTTCTTATTGCCAGCAAAAAATGCTTTGCCTTCGCGTTTTGAAATAGCGGGTCCAACCACAACATATCTCATGCAGGCATCTTCATAGTCCTTGCCGACCCACCTAAAATAAGATCCAGGCAAAATTTTCTCGAACCGCTTTTTTACTTCTTCGGATTTTTCGCCGTAGTCTTCACTCCACTTAATTCCTTTATCTTTAATTCGTCTGCGCCCGGCTTCAATTATAATCATAAAAATCGCCGTCTAGAAACTACAGAGATTTAACCCCCGTAGAGGGAAGACGACTTCTCCTTTCGCTTAAATAAGTTCTAAATTCACAATCTTCCACCCTCACATTCTGAGCCAGCCTCTTACCACCGTTCAATGAATGCACGCTAATCCTGTCGTTCATTGTACCACCAACGTAGCACAAACCATACTTTTTATGTTTAACTAAACTACCTCGTTTTAACCCCAAACTCCTAGTACTACCATAAGGTTTCCTTGCTCCACCAGTCGAAGGTTGCAAAGCGTGCAATTGTCTTCTATGAAACCTAAGAGGTACTAGCTTAATAATAGAAGTGTTATCTGGTTTTACGTGCCCACCTACTAACCAGTTAGCCAATACCCAACTATCTACATTGTGGCACTCAAATTTATCGTCTAGCTTAGAACTACTTTTTTTCAAACCAGCATTATCTCTTAATTCTTTGGTTTCATATCCCTGCTTGGTTTCTAAGATGCCTAGTTGTTTTATTTCTTCATAGAACCACTGTTTGCCTACTTCTAATGGAGAGAAACTTACATTCCATTTCTTGGCATTCTTCCAAGTCTTAGCTTTAATATCTTCTACTACATAGTGTGTTATTGGGAAAATTTTCTCTAGCCACTTACATATATTTAATTTGAGTTGCCATCTGGCTTTTGTGCTAGGGGCTAATTTCTTTGATTTTCTGTTATCAAACCTGGCTTCACGATAACGTGTGTTTCTGAATCTTCTAGCTCTACGCATGTTCCTACGTCGCTCTACAGCATCTTTAACCCAGTCAGGCGTTTCTGTTAGAATATTTAGATAAGTGTGAGCTTCTGATTTAATTGTGTAGGCTTCTCGTTTAGAGCCAGGATCGATGCCTACCACAATTTCTTGTTTATGAGTGTTTGGTGTCTTTACGTTGAGTCTAGCACAAAATATACCTTTCTTATAGAATGGAGTAGCTTTGCCAGAATTAACCCATCTCTTAGCTCTTAATAAAGTTGTAGGCATTAGTGGATTATTGTTCTGATCTACTACTGGTACGAAAAACATATAAACTCCAAAATTTCATAGCTTTACGATAAGTGGGTGCTATGAAAACCTCTAATATACTACCCTTCGACAATGTTAAGAAAACTTAGCTATTAACTAGAATAACGTGCTATTAAATGGTTCTAGCTCAGAGCCTGGAATTAGGGTGGCGTTCCGGGGTGATTGTAGT